CGCATCGTGGCGCCGGACGTGGTGATGCTCCCCCGGGGCTTCATCCTTGGTCCGCTCGAAGGGATCGGACCGCTCGCGCTGATCTTGTCGGTGAGGGAAGACACCGGCCAGCGCGTGACGACGTTCGTCGCCGCCGAGATCCTGCACGACCTGATCGGAATCGACGAGGACGGCGACGAGGCGCTCGACCTGAGCAAGGTCGACCCCGAGCAGTTCTGCCGGGCCGTGGCGCTCGGCTGGCCCAACGAGTGGGCCGAGGACGGCGCGGGCTGGCACATCGCCAACGGGATGACCGCCGCACTGCTGGCGGGCATCCCGTGGCACCAGGTGCGGACGCGCTGCGAGCGAGCCGCCGCACTCAGCACGGCAGCGCTCAACTGAACGACCGCCCGGCACCCGCCGGGCGGCGATGCAAGGCCACCGGAAAGTGAGAACAGCATCATGACCGAGCAGTCCACCATCGTGGCGACCGCCCCCACCGAGGGCGTCGTCGTCCCGACCAACTACTCGCTGAAGGTCGACGGCTTCCTCGCCGCCGACCCCGACCCCGGCTACGTCTACGGCTCGACGATCACCGGCACGTTCGAGGGGTTCGTCACCGGGCGTGGCGTCAGCCGCGACTACAAGGGTGACACCGACCTCGACTACACGATCGAGGTCAAGACCTTCGACGCCGCCGACGCGGCGGGCGAGCCCCCGCTCGTGACGGCCGACAAGGTGACCCTGAGCTTCGACGGCCGGTTCGAGCTGGCGGGCGACCCCGGCTTCCTGCACGGCCGCCCGGTCAGCGGCCGGTTCGTCGCCCGGGTCGACGGCGACCGGACGTCGAGCGACTACTCGGGCGTGCGCCGGGTCTACCGGATCATGGTCACCGAGATCGAGGTCGAGGGCGTCGTGCGCAAGCCCGTGGCGCCGGTCTCGACCGGCCTGCCCGGCGTGGTGGCGACCCTGCTCGGCCGCCCGACCCCGGCCGCGACCGAGCCCGAGCCGACCGGCCGGGTGCGCCGGGCGTGGAAGTCCTTCCGGCGCGGTCCGTTCGGGTGGGTGCCGATGTGGCTCGGCTTCATCGCCGCGTGGGTCGGCATCACCCTGACCCTGCGCGCGGTGGTGGCGATCCTCGGCTGACCGCCCGCCGATCCGACCACTGCACCCCCTTGAGTGTATGCTCAAGGGGGTGTAGTGTTTCTACTGACCGCGACGTCCCCGAGTCCGACGAGGTGACCCCGATGCACGACCTGCCCCGGCGCGCGGCCCGCGCGCCGCACGACGTCATGAAGAGCCACGCGCTCGCGCGTTGGCTGAACGAGCACGACCCCACCGACGACCCCTCGGGCTGGCAGATCAGCGACACCGGCACGGTGTGGACCGAGGTCGCCGCCCACCCGTCCACCGCCCGCGAGCGCCGCGCCCACGTGGTCGCCCTCGCCCGGGGGCTCTACCTGCTGGCCCTGCCGCTGTGCGACGTCGAGGGGCTCTACTCGCCCGAGGACTTCGCCACCCTGGCGGGGGCTCTCGCCTACTGGGAGGGGCGGGCGTGATGGACCACATCGACCGCCCGGCCGGGCAGGTGAGCCGGTTCGAGCACGACGTGCGCCGCGCGCTCGCCGCGCTGATCGACGGCGGCACCGTCGCCGACGCCCGTAGCGAGATCCACATCTGGCACGACCCGGCCGAGAAGCGCCGGGCCATCCGCCTCGTCGAGCAGCTCGCCGAGGCAGTGAAAGGATCATGACGATGACGACCCGAGACGTGGCCGCGCCCGAGCTGCCCGCCACCGACGCTAGCACGACCCCCGGCGGGCGCTACGAGGCGCCGCAGGCCACCGACGTGCTGCGCCGCATCCCCGATCTGCTGATCGGCGACCTGATCACGTTCGAGGGCCGGGTGCGTGAGGTGGCCCGGGTCCGGCTCAACCCGCAGCGTCCCGGCGAGGTGTGGCTCGGGCTGGTCGACGACCCGATCGACGAGGGCACCGGCCACCCGATCGTGCGCCGGTACGTGCACGAGGTGCGCGTGCGAGTGCTGCGCTCGCACTGGCAGGCGCCGCAGTGACCGCGCCGTACCGGGACATGCAGCCGTGCTCGCCCGGGTTCTGCTTCCAGGCGAGCGCGGTCGGGTCCGAGCTGACCTGCTTCGGCGAGTGCGTGGCGGCCCGGTACCTGCGCGGGCGCCCCGTGGCCGACGTGGACCTGCCCGCCGACGGGTCCGACATCGAGCCCGCGCCCGAGTCGGCCGCGCAACTGCTGTGCCCCGGCTGGACGACGTGACCGCCCGCCGATCCGGCTACTGCACCCCCTTGACGCACTAGTCAAGGGGGTGCAGTATTGAGGGAGGACGAACCCACCGGAACAGGAGAGCACGACCATGACCATCCCCCACCGCGCGGCCGGGTCCGCGCCGGACACCGTGCCGCTCGACGTGCGCCGGGTGCGCGAGCTGGAGTCGGCGGCCGACCAGACCTACCGCGTGCTGCGCGCGGCGCAGGGCGCCTACGAGATGGCCTGCCGCGACAGCGACTACGACAACCTCGACGAGGACCCGCACGTGATCGCCACCCGCGAGCTGCGCGACGGCGCCGAGCGCGCCCACGCCGCCGCACAGGACCGGCTCGACGACGTGCTGACCGACGGACCGACGATCCTCACGGCGGCCACCACGACGCCGCAGAGCCGCCGCGCGCTCGGCCGGTGGGCCGACGCCCGGGGCGGCGGCGAAGAGCTGGCGGGCGCCGTCCGGCAGATCGTGACCGCGCTCGCACGCGGCCGGACCGTCAAGATCGAGGTGATCTGATGCAGACCTTCCTGCCCGAGCCGGACTTCGCCGCGTCGGCCGCCGTGCTCGACCGGCAGCGGCTCGGCAAGCAGCGGGTCGAGGTGATGCAGCTTCTCGGCGCGCTGACCGGCCAGCGCGCCGGGTGGGCCAGCCACCCGGCCGCCCGGATGTGGCGCGGCCACGAGGTCGCGCTCGCCCGGTACGGGCTGGCGGTGGTCGCCGAGTGGACGTCGCGCGGCTACCGCGACACCTGCGGGCCGAAGATCGAGGCGCTCGCCGCCGGGCTGGCCGACGCCGGTCCGCCCCGGTGGCTCGGTGACGAGGCGTTCCACCTCGCGCACCGCTCGAACCTGGTCCGCAAGCTGCCGGGGCACTACGCCCCGCTGTGGCCCGGCGTGCCCGACGACCTGCCCTACGTCTGGCCCGAGCCCTGACCGGCCGGATACTCCACCCCCTTGCGCAGATGCTCAAGGGGGTGTAGTATTGTCTCATCAGCGAGGGGGAACGGCCCCCGAGCCGGGCGAAGGGCACCGAGATGACCGCGATCACCACCGACACGACGTTCGTCACCGAGACCCTGGTCACCGACACCGTGACCTACGAGATCATCGGCCGGACCGCCAAGACGATCACCATTCGGACCACGATCAGCGGCGACGTGGTGAAGAGCCAGGACCCGGGCAGCGGCTACCCGCAGGTGTGGTGCGAGGCGATCAGCGACCCCGAGGGCGCGACCTACACCCTGCGGCTGCGCAAGGACGGCACGTACCGGCGGGCCACGTGGGCGAACGCGCTGCGCCCGGCGGCCGTGATCGACGGCAAGCCGGTCAGCTACACCGACTACTCGTTCTGACCGCCACTACTGCACCCCCTTGACATCATGCTCAAGGGGGTGCAGTATTGAGACATCAGCAGGGCACCACCGAGAGAAGGGCACCGAGATGAGCGCGCAGGCCGAGACCAGCCCCGAGCGGTTCGTCATCTTCGAGATCGAGGGCGGCTGCACCTGCTGCCAGCCCGGCGCCCGCGAGACGGTCCTGCCGTCCGGCTGGCGCGAGCGGGCCGAGGACGCCGGGATCTTCTCGGTCGCCGAGCTGCTGGCCGCCCCGCACGGGGTCGACCCGGCCCGGATCGTGCAGGTCGCCGCGTGCAACGCGCCCTTCGACCGCGCGCACCTGGACTGGCTGCGCTCGCTCGCCTGAGCCCCTCCCGGCCCGGCCGCCCCACCCGGCGGCCGGGCCGACCCGTACCGAGCACCACCGGAGGAACCGACCATGACCACGACCACCGACCTGCCCGCGCCGACCGAGACCGCCGTGCAGGCGTACGACACCGCCGTCGAGGCGCTGCGCCTGGTGGACGCCCTGACCGGCGGCCGGGACGGCAACGGGACCGACGTCGACACCGACGCCCACGACGCCGCCACCGTGGCCCTGCGCGCCTCGCTGGCCGCCTTCCTGGTCATCACCTGCCCCGGCGGCGAGCGCGACTACTACGCCGCCGCCGCGACCGAGCTGTACGCCGACATGTTCGGCGAGGGCCGGGGCGTCGCCGAGTCGCTCGGGGTCTTCCTGACCCTCGGCTTCCAGCACGCCGACCCGTTCCGGGCCGGGCACCAGCCGTACACCGAGGACGCCGTTCGGCTCGCCGCAGGCCCGGCCGTGCGCGGCGCGTGCACCTGCGGGTGGTACGGCCCGGACCGGCCCGACATCGAGCACGCCGAGGCGGACGCGCTCGGGCACGCCGAGTGGGAGATCGTCCCGCCCGTCATGATGGTGCCCACCGGCAAGTAAGAAATCTGCCGCACCCGCTTGACAGGATGCTAAAGGGGGTGCAGTATAGAGATGTAAGGAAGAGCAAGGGACAACAGAACAGAGACCGAGGGCGCACAGCCTCTCCGGACCGGATGAGGAACCCTAAGCCGAAAGGTACGGGCGCGGCGGAACCGAAAGGCCGCACGGTAAAGCGCACGAACACTGGCGACGCACGTCCCCTGACGCCTTGGCGGGCACCTATGGAGCCTTCCTCACGGGCTATACGGATCGGCCACGAACCAGGGTCGGCAATCTAGAAGTCGGCCGCGACGCTGTGAGAACGGCCCCCCTCGGTTTCTTCTGCCCCTTGCTCTTCCTTACCGAGAACCTCCACCGGGTGCGGCGTGACCGCGACCCCGCCGCCCCCGGTGGTACCAACGTCCGACCGTCGCCAAGGTGGAGCAATGCCAGCGGGGCGCACCAAGACCCGGGCCGCAACCCGGTGAGGCACGAGGGGTTCGAGTCCCCACCACGCAGCGACGGAAAGGCAGGGGGCAGGCGTATGGAGCGCGGGCGGGCCGGGTGCGCACCGGCCGCTCGATCCGGTCGAGACCGGAGCCCCCACTACCCGGCCGGAAACCACCGGACCGGACCGACAAGGGAAGGTAACGCATGACCTCCACCACACGAGCCCGCAGGCGCGGCATCACCGCCGCCCTGGTCGGGCTCTTCTCGTTGCTGGCGGTGTTCCTCGCCACGGGGGACGCCCGCGCCGCGAGCAACGCCGGTGCCTGCGTCGATCACTGCTGGACGCAGACGAACGCCTCGGTGTTCTCGCCCGAGGCGACCCGGATCAACAGCACGATGGACTACCAGTGCGACGTCGGCTGCTGACCTACGTGCCGCTCGACGACGGCGCGGCGGTCGCGGCGGCGTGACGTCATGACGCTGTGGGTCTGCTCGGCGTGCTCGACGCGGTACAGCGTCGGCGCGCCGAGCTCGGCACCCCGGCCGACGTGCCGGTGAGCCCGCCCGGCAAGAGCTGACCGACCCTCCCGCAGTCGGTCATGGCGCCCCGGCCCACAGCACCACGGGCCGGGGCGCTGCCATGCTCAAGGGGGTGTTGCGCCGGTACTCAAGGGGGTGTAGTATCGGAGCATGACGACGACGCAGGGCACCGAGGGCAACCCGTTCGTGATCGTGTTCGCCTGCGAGATCTGCGAAGAGATCTTCAAGGCCGAGCCCGAGCGGTCGCTGTGCGGCGACGTCACCACCGCGTGCGAGACCTGCGTGCGCGAGCACGTGGCACTGTGCGCCGACTGCACCGCCCAAGAGCGCGACGCGCTCGACGAGTGAGGAAGGGACCATGACCACCGGAAACCCCACACCCACCCTCGACGACGCGCAGGCCGCGCTGATCGAGGCGCTGACGGTGTTCGAGGACAACGAGCGCACCACCGAGACCGGCCACGACATCGGGGGTGTCGAGGACGGCGGGGCCGCCCGGCACGACCGCGTGGTGATGTTCACGCTGTCGATGCCGGACGGCACGAGCAAGACGTTCGCCGCGACGATTACGGAGGAAGAGGACGAGTGGAACCCCGACGAGAACTGACCGCGACCGCGCACAAGACCTGCGCGCACAAGGGCTGCACCCGCGAGGCGCTGATGGCGATCAGTACCACCCGGGGCAAGACCCTGTTCAGCCGGGTGTTCTACGACGTGGCCGAGGCGCCGCCGAGCGCGAGCCCGTACTGCCACGAGGACGGCGTCGCCACGATCGTGGCGCTGATCTCTACCCTCGTGCCCGCCGACCAGCCCGGCCAGCCCGAGAGCCCGGCGGTGGCCCCGTGAGTCGCCCGGCGCGCCGGTCGGTGCCGCCCGTCGAGCTGGCGCGCGGCCCCGAGGCGATCCGGGCCGCGTACCGCTACGTCGTCAACGGCGACGCCCCGGCGGTGGTGCACACCCACGGGCAGCCCGGCCGCGCGATGACCGCGTTCGAGCTGTGGCAGTTCCTGCTCGACGTGCCGGACGGCGAGCAGCCGGTCGTCGCCGAGCTGGTCACCGACGGCGGCGGCACCCGCCGGTTCGAGGTGCGCGGCGCGTACGCGGCCGACGGCATCGGCGAGGCGGTCGTCGAGCTGGTCGAGCGCGGCTGAACCGACCCGCCGAACCGGATACTCCACCCCCTTGCGCATCGTGCTCAAGGGGGTGTAGTATTTCTTCTGTCAGGCACCGCAGGGCACGACCACCGGAGATGATCAGAATGACCGCCGCCGACCTCGACTTCGACGACATCGAGACCTTCGTTCGCAAGCCCACCGACGGGCAGATGCAGTTCGTCACCGACCTGCGCAACGACTGGCAGCGCGCCGAGAACGAACTGTCGGTGCTGGCCGGTCGCCCCGCCCGCAACCCCGCATGGGCCGACCCGACCTCGTTCGAGCAGGCGTCCGAGATGATCGAGAACGGCAAGGCCGCCCGGACCGCCATCCGCGAGCAGCTCACGCAGGCGCGCCGTGCCGCCCGGCTCACCGCCGACGGCAGCCGCTACGACGTCACCGAGGGAATGTGGATCGTCGGCACCGTTGGCGCCGAGGGGTGCCGGATCTTCAAGGTGCAGCGCGCCGTCAACGGCTCGGGCCGCCTGTACGCCAAGGAACTGATCGACGACTCGTTCGAGTACCTGCCCGGCGGGATCACCACCGTGGCGACCACCGCCCGCAAGATGGCGCTCGCCGAGGCGCAGGCGTTCGGTCGGCTCTACGGCACCTGCTGCAAGTGCGGCCGGACGCTGACCGACGAGGGCAGCATCGCGGCGGGCATCGGCCCGGTGTGCGCGGGCAAGGGCTGGTAGCCGGTGCGTTCGAGAGCCCCCGGGTGTCGACTCCCCCGGGGGCTCTCTCGCGCGAACCGGGCTCGCCCCGCTGGCAGGCAGGAACGCCCGGCGCCGACAGGGTATGCGCCACCCTTGCAGTAGTCAACCCCCTTGAGCTACATTCTGTGCATACCTACTGACCCCTACCAGGGAGGCTGACCGTGGTCCGCGTGCCACCGACCGACACCGAGCTGCACGAGTTCTACGCGAGCTACCCCACGGCCTACGCGCAGTGCCGGACGTGGAAGCACGGCCCCGAGCGGCCCTACACCGTCGAGCGCCCGAACGGGCGCAACGGCGTCATCGAGGTGACCCGGGTCTGCCAGTGCGGGCGCCTGGTCACCCGGGTGTTCACCGCCGCCTACCAGCGGTTGCCCGAGCAGACCCGGGTCGTTTACCCCTCGAACCCGCGCTACCTCGCGCTGCCGGGCACCGGCGGCGTCGACCGCGACCTGATCGCCCGCCGGGCGATCGAGGGCGACATCGAGCAGATCGAGGCGGCCACCGCCGCCCGTCCGGCCGCCGCTCGGCGTGGTGGCCGGACGGGTAACGGCAACGGCTCGACCGGCCGGAAGCGTCCACGCAAGAGCTGACCCGGCGAGACCATGTGCTCGCCACCACCACCCCACCGGAGAGAAGATCATGACCATGACGCAGCCGCCGCCCACCGAGCGGGTCAACTACCGGGTGCCGGACGCTCGGCCGTACCCGCCGCCCCCGCCGGTGGCCTACCGGCCGCAGTACCGCCCGCCGGTGGCCGACCCCGAGCGCCCGCCCCGGGTCATCACCGGCACCACTGTGGCGGTGACGCTGCTCGGGGCGGCCCTGCTCGGCTCGGTGACCGGGCTCGGGCTCGGCGCGCTGCGCATCATGGGCCAGCCGGACGCCCCGGCGCCCGCACCGGGCGGCACGTCCGTGGTCGTGGTCGCCTCGCCGTCGGACACGCCCAAGGCGCCCCCGCGTCGGGCGAACCCCGTCCGGACGACCGTCCGGTCGGTCGAGGTCACCCCGTCCGCGTCCGAGTCGGCCAGCCCGGACAAGCCGTCCGGACGTCCGTCCGACCCGGGCGCGCAGGGCAACGGGCAGGCGTCCGGCCAGCCGGACGGGCAGGCGTCCGGCAGCCCGGACGCGCCGGACCCCGGCAAGCACAAGGGCGAGGTGCTCTGCCCGGACGGCACGGTGCTGCCGCCCGGCACGCCGCTGAACCAGTGCCCGAGCGCCTCGCCGTCCGACCCGAGCCCGCCCGGCGGCGACAGCCCCACCGGGTCGCCGTCCGGCCCGTCCCCCGCCCCCTCGGCCACCGCCTGAGCGGACGCACGAGAGCCCCGGCACCGATCAGGGAAGAGAGATCGGGCCGGGGCTCTCACGTACCACCGGAAGACACCAGCCTCGCAGCATCGAGCCCCGCCGTCGAGAGGACGGCGGGGCTCGATCGGCTCGGGGGGTCCGCGTCGCGACCGTCAGGCCAGCGTAGACCCCCACCACATCTCGGCCATGAGCACCAGTGCCAGCACCACCGTGAACGCCGACTCGGCGAACGAGTGGGTGCGCCGCGAGCCCGCGAGCCGCTCGACGGCCGACTGCTTGGCCGAGACCCGCAGTCCGAGCCCGTGCCTCGGGCTGCCCCGCCACGGCCAGCGCGGGATGCCCTTGGGGATGGACCGGCCGCCCTTGCCGAACAGGTAGTCGAACGGCCAGAGGTGGGAGAACCAGCCGAGGGCCGGGCCGAAGCACGGCCACGGCAGCCCGGCGACGGCCACCCCGACCAGGACGGCCACCGGCCAGCCCCACCAGTGCAGCGCCCGCCGGTGCCCGAGGCGCCGCTTGAGCCACCCCCGGTTGTCCGCGTCCGGGCTGAACCGCCCGGCCGAGAACGGGACGGCCAGCGCGGCGCAGGCGGCCACCTGCCCGAGCGGCAGGGGATCGAACTGCCCCGTCCGGCGGGCGACCTCGATCTGCACCAGGCCGAGCCCGAACGTGAACGCCGCCGCCCCGATCATGTGTCCCGGACCCATCATGACGTCCGCCTCCCCGCACGCTTACGGGCCGCCTCGGGGTTGGTGCCGAGCAGGGCTGCCAGGGTCGGCCAGTCGTTCGGCCGTCCGGCCGCCTCCCACGCCTTCCAGACGTCCGCCTCGGGCAGCCCGGCGTCCGGGGCGTCCGCCCATGCCGTCCGGCCGGACGCGGGCCGCTCGGCGACCGCCGTCCGGGCCAGCGTCCGGACGGCGCCGTTCGCGTGCCCGACCGTCCGGGCGGGCTCGGCCGGACGCAGCGCGTCCGGCAGGACGAACGGGTGCGTCCGGACGGGCAGACTGTCCGGGCGTCCGCCCGGCTCGACGTCCGGGCGGGCGCCCACCGTCCGGGCGGGCGCGTCCGGCTCGGCGTCCGGGCGGGTAGCCTCGGCCGCGTCCGGGCGGGCGTCCGTCGTGGCGTCGTGGCGCCCGTCCGGCTCGGCGGCCGGATGGACGTCCGGGCGTCCGGGCATCGGCCGGTTGGCGAACCACAGGGCGATCACGGACGCGACCGCGAGCCCGTCGACCGCCACGGCCCCGGTGACCCGCAGCAGCCACGGCTCGCCCCACGAGGCCAGCAGCAGCACCGTGTGCCAGAACGACAGGCTGTAGGCGCAGACGCCGATGCCGAGCATGACCGGCAGGGTGGCCCGGCCGAGCAGTCGCCGCGCCACCTGCTCGGCGGCGATCAGCACCATGACCGGCAGGGTGGCGGCGAACGCTGCGAACCCCCACGAGCCCACCTGGTGCGGCACCGGCAGGCCAGCCTTGACCAGCTCGGCCGCCTCGTACGCCGAGGGCACGTGCGGGCTCGCGTGGGCGATGTTGACCGCGACCGACACACCGGCGGCGAGCAGCGCGCCCGCCCATGCCCATGCGCGGTCACCACGCGAGGGCGCGTGCCCTGCGTGCTCGGCGGGCGGGTTGATTACCATGATCCGTCACTCTCTGTAAGATCGTCCAGTGCGTTGGACGATGCGCGTGCAACCGATGCGTGACCTTGCCCTATAGCCCCCGGAAACCGTCCAACCATGATCCAACTGGACGATCTTCCGGACGATCCTTGGACGATCCTTGGACGATTCGATCACGCAGAGTGAGCCGTCCAGTGCTCCACCCACAACACTACACCCCCTTGAGCATCGACTCAAGGGGGTGTAGTAGAACGGGGTGCACTACCGGCGTCACGCCCGGCGGCGCACCTTCCGGTGGCGCTCGCCGAGCCGGTAGACGTCGGCCCCGTTCGGCCCGGCGCCGCGCAGCCGTTCGAGGTGCCCCTGATTGGCGAGCACCCGCAGGTAGGCGGCCACGCTCGACCGCCCGTCGGTCGCCTCGACACTGGCGAGCGCGTCCTGCGCCTCGGCCCGGGTGAACCCCGCCTCGCCCCGCGCCGAGGCCAGCGCCGACAGGCAGGCGTTGACCGCGTCCGGCAGCCGCTCGCCCTGGTCGAGCTGCCACGTCCGGTCACGCCAGGCACCGACCAGCTCGGCCCGCTCGGCGGGCGTCCGGCCGCGCTCGCGGGCGGCTGCCCACGCCGTCACGTCGAGCGCCCGGTCGATCTTGACGCTCATCTCGTCGAGGGAGTCCATCCCGTCCGTCCTTCCTGCCTCGGTGTCCGGCAGCACCTCGTCGTCGAGTTCGCCCGCCTCGGCCGCCTCGCGCATCATCCGCTCGATGGCCGCCTCGTCGTCCTCGTCGTCCGTCCGGGTGGACGCGGGTGCGTCCGGACGCAGCGGCCGGACGTTGGCGACGTCCGCCTGCACCGCCCGGTCGGCCGCCTCGTCGTCCTCGGCGTCCGGGCCGGACAGGTGCACCCCGTCCGCCCGCGTCCGGGCAACCGCGTCCGCGTCCGGGCGTCCGGGCGCGTCCGTCCGGGGGTCCGGACGGGCCACCGGCGCGGCGGGCGCCGTCCGGGTGGCCGGACGGTCGCCGAGTCTCGGCACGATGTCGCCCTCGGCCGCCGGGGGCAGCGCCTCGTCGACCTCGTCGTCGAACCCGAGGTCGTCCGGGACGTCCGGGCCGTCCACCCCGTCGGCGGGCGGCTCGGATAGCAGCGGGTCGACCGCGACCGGGGCCGCCGGGGCGGACACCGAGACCGCCCCGGCCGCGACCGGCGCGGCGCCCACGATCATGCCCTCGTTGCCCGGCAGACAGCGCGAGGTGCTGATCTTCCGGATGGTCATGACGTCGTGCAGCTCGAACGTCCGGCCCGCCGACCACTCGTCGTTGAGCGTGATCAGCACGGTGCCCTTGGCGCCGTCGCCGAACTTGCTCATGTCCGGCATCCCCCGGTCGCGCCAATCCGGGATGATGTTGGTCTGCTCGATCGCCCGGCGGACCGGCAGCACGGCGATGCCGAAAGCGTTCGCCTTGACGTCGCCCGAGCCGAGGTGTTCGAGCACCGCCCGCTGCGAGGCAATGATCAGAATGACCATCTCGGACGCGCCCGCCTTCAGGATGCCGTTCACCAGCTCGATGGCCCTGCGGCCCTCGGGCGTGCGCTTGGTCATCAGGAACGACGCCTCATCGACGATGATCAGCTCAATGGGCTCTTCGGCGGTCGGGACGTGCTTCGAGCGGCCACGCCGCCCGTTCAGCTCGGCCCGCTCGGCGATCAGGTCGACCGCCCGCTGAAGCGCGGACAGCGCGCCGTGCACCGCCTTGGGGCCGCCGTAGACCCGGTGCACGGCGGGCGCCCAGTTCGCGGCGTCCTTCATGCCCTTGAGAATGTCGATCATCGTGATGCGCACGAGCGGCCGGTTCGCGCCGTCCCGCGCCCGGGTGAGGTGCTCGACGATGTTGTTGATCAGGTTCGTCTTGCCGCCCCGGGTACCGGCGATCAGGACCCAATGCACCCCGCCGTCGCTGTTGACGATCTCGATGGTGAGGTCGCGCTCGGTCTCGGGGTCGCGCCCGATCACGAACGGGCCGATCGGGTCGACCCGCTTCAGCCCGAAGTCGGGCGCGAGCGGGTGCGGGATGCCCTTCGCCCACGGGTTCGACAGCCACTCGCTGATCTCGATGTGCCCGGCGTGCGTCGCGGACGGCGCGACCCGGACCTTGCCCGGCGCCATCCCGGCCGCCGCCGCGAGCTGCTCGGCAAGCTCGCCGTTCTTCGCCAGCGTCGAGGCGGTCTTGCCGGTGCCCCGCACGTCGATCGTCTTGCGGGTGCCGACGGCGGTCTGCGTGGTCCGGACGATGGCCGCACCGGCAAGCCCGACCCGGCGGGCGACCGGGGCGAAATCGCGCTGCGCCCGCTCCCACGCCACCTTGCCGCCCACGAACTTGGCGACGTACAGCCACGCCCACGCGCAGCAGCCGAACAACCAGTAGGCGAGCAGCATCGGCTCATTGATCACGTCCTTGCCGAACGGCACGCCGAGGTGGTGCTTGCTCCACCAGAGCATGACCCACCCGGTGCCGACGATCGGCAGCGCGGTGGTGCGCAGCGCCCACTGACGGGCCATCGCCTCGGACCCGGGCACGTGGCGGTTCACCGCGTAGGTGATGATCGCCAGCCCGAGCCCGATGCAGATGATCAGCGCCGGGTCGCCCCAGAACGCCAGCGGGATGCCGATCATCAGCAGCAGCAGGAGAAAGATCGGGGTCAGCCGGGTGGCGACCCGGCGCCCGATCCACTGCGCCGCCGAGATGGCGGCGACCGTCTTCAGCCCGACGGGGCGCGAGCGGATGTACCCGCCGCGCCCGCCGTGGCCGCCGTGATGCCCACCTCCCCCGTACGGGTCGTAGGGCTCGACTTCCCTGCTCATCAGGCCGTCTCCCCCCAGTAGGTGTTGTTCGGGTCCATCCCGGGGATGTGCCCGTCGGTCGCGGCGGCGGTCTCCCGCACGCCCTCGTAGGTGCTCATGTAGTCCTGCGCGTGGTTGGTGATGCCGCTCGCCGCCTCGCTCAGGTGCTCGGCCGCCTCTTCGAGCCCGGCCATCACCGAGGGGTGCATGTTGACCTCTGCTTCGAGCAGCTCGCGGTGCTCGCGGAGCTTCTCGCCGAGGTCGCCGAGATCCTGCGCGAACTGCTCGGCCCACTGCGCGTGCGCGGCGTCGGTCTCGGGGGCTTCCCCGAGCGCGTCCGCCCCGCCGCCGTAGCCGCCGCCGCTGGTGGGCTGAGACATGGTGGTTCCTCCACTGGTGGGTGCTGGTGCCGGTGGTGCCGCTGGTGCCGGTGCCGGGGCTGGCGCCGGGGCTGGTGCTGCTGGTCGGTGGGGCAACCTCGTAGGCTGCCCGGTGGTGCCGCCGCGCGGCGCTGGCCCGCTAGTCCCCGGAGAAGGCCGCCGACCCGTCGGCGCAGGGGAAGCAGGTCGCGGCGGGGGCGCAGGCTGTCCGCCCCCGCCGCCCGCACCGCCGCCTCGCGGGATGCCCGAGCCGGTCATCGTGGTGCCGCCGACCTGCCACCACTTGCGCTTGGGCCGGGTGCCCTTGGGGTAGACCACCATGCCGGGGCCGACCTTGTAGGGCTTGGGCTGCCCGCTGCTCGACGGCCGGGAGGACGGGCGCCCGGTGCCCTTGCCGCCCGTTCCGCGCCCCTTGCCGCCAGTCCACGAGCCGCGCAGCGGGATCTCGCTCTTGCCGTGACGGCGCCGCCAGCGGTTGACCGCCCGGATGACCGAGCGGCCCGCCGCCCCGCCGACGCGGTGCCGCAGGTTGTCGGTGTGGGTGTGGTGCCGGAAACCCGCCCAGAACCCCCGGCCGCCACGCCGCCGGGTGGTCGTGCGACGGCGCCGGGGCGGGTAGCTGTACCCGCCCCGGCTGCCGCGTCCGCGCCTGGTCGCCATCGCCGGTCACCCGCCCAACGACCAGAGCCAATCCCACAGGGCGCGGCCGACGGGCGACCCTCCCAGCAGGGTGAAGAACACGCCGGTGAAGAGCAGCTCGATCGCCCACAGCCGCTTGGCGGCCACGAGGGCGACGATGCCGATGAGGGCACCGGCCATGAGCAGGCCGACGATCGCCACGTTGGCGTGTCCCTGCGATGATCCACTGGCAGCCGCGACAGCGGTTGCCTGCTCTACCATGTGCAGCATCGGTTCCCCTAGGTGTCAACAGGTCCTACTCACTCCACTGTACTACTCAACCCCCAGGACGGCCAAGCCATGAAGTGTGAAGAGTGCGGCGGGCTCGGCGAGGTCCCCGAGCCGGTCGTCGGCACGCAGATCAGGACCCACCGGGGCAAGCTCGAACGGGGCTGGCGGCGCACGTGGCTGATCGGCAAGCTCGCCCGGTCCGAGGGCACGAACGCCGCGCTCGCCGAGGCGCTCGACGTCGTGCCGTCCGCGATTCAGCAGTTCAAGGCGCGCCACGCCGCCGACATCGAGGCCGAGCGCGAGCGGCTGGCCGACCAGATCACCGGGCTGTGGATCGCCGACAAGCTCGCCCGGCTGGCCGAGCATCAGCAGGACGTCGAGGACATCAACGGGATCATCGAGGGCAAGCTCGACGCGGCCACCCCGACCCCGTGGAACCCGTTGGAGCCCGAGAACGACGGCGCGAGCAAGCCCTCGGCGGTCGACGACCTGCCCGCGTGGCTGCGCGTCAAGACCGCCATCCTGCACGCGGCGGCCGAGGAGTTGGGCCAGCTCCCGCAGCGGGTCAACGTGCAGGTCGGCGGCAGCCTGGTCACGTACAAGATCGAGGGCGTCGACATGGACCGGGTGTGATCGCATGAGCGCGCAGCCCGTCGAGCTGATCCACACCTTCCGGCCCCGGGGGAGCGCCGTCGAGGTGCTGCACGCCCGCGAGGCCGAGGTCGTGATGTCCGGCCCGGCGGGCACCGGCAAGAGCCGGGCGTGCCTCGAAAAGCTGCTGCTGCAAGCACTGAAGTACCCCGGGATGCGCGGGCTCATCCTGCGCAAGACGCAGGTCAGCCTCGGCCCGTCGGCGCTGAAGACGTGGCGGCGCGACGTGGCCGTCGAGGCGCTGCGCAACCGCACCCTGTGGTTCTACGGCGGCAGCGCGGAGGAGTCGGCGCAGTACCGGTTCGCGAACGGCAGCTCGATCGTGGTCGGCGGGATGGACAACCCGACCAAGATCATGAGCACCGAGTACGACGTGATCTACGTGCAGGAGGCCACCGAACTGACGGTGACCGACTGGGAGTACGCCCTCACCCGGCTGCGCAACCACCGGATGCCGTACCAGCAGATTTACGCCGACTGCAACCCGGACACCCCGACGCATTGGCTCAAGGTCCGGTGCGACGCCGGGCGGGCGCGGATGATCTACTGCCGCCACGAGGACAACCCCGTGCTGTTCGACGAGGTGGCCGGTCCGGACGGCGAGCCCGAGTACGTGCTCACCGAGCAGGGCGCCGAGTACATGGCGAAGCTCGACAGCCTGACCGGCGTGCGCTACCTGCGCCTGCGCAAGGGGCTGTGGGTCGCGGCCGAGGGCGTGATCTTCGAGGACTTCGCCCCCGACGTGCACCTGATCGACACGATGCCCGACGGGTGGGAGAGCTGGCCGAGGTACTGGTCGGTCGACTTCGGCTACACCAACCCGTTCGTGTGCCAGATGTGGGCCGAGGACCCCGACGGGCGGCTGTACCTCTACCGCGAGTTCTACATGACCGGGCGCACCGTCGACCGGCACGCCCGGGACATCCTGAAGGTGATCACCAAGCCGGACCGGTTCGGCAACCCGGTGTGGACCGAGCCCCGGCCGCACATGATCCTCGCCGACCACGACGCCGAGAACCGCGCCCGGTTCGAGAACGAGATCGGGCTCGGCACGACGGCGGCCGACAAGAACGTCAAGGACGGCATCGAGGTCACGCAGGCGCGGTTCCGGCTGGCCGGTGACGGCAGGCCGCGCATCTTCCTGCTGCGCACCGCACTGGTCGAGCGCGACGGCAACCTCGAAGACGTCCGCAAGCCCTGCTCGACGGTCGAAGAGCTGCCCGGCTACGTGTGGCTGCCCTCGAAGGACGGCAAGGCAGTCAAGGAAGAGCCGCTCAAGCTCAACGATCACGGGATGGACGCGATGCGCTACCTCTGCAAGGAACGAGACCCGCTCGCGCGGCCCGGCATCCGGATCATCCGGTGAACCGGCTCGCCCCGGTCGGCCGGGTGCTGCTCGTGCTCGCCGCCGTCCTCGCGGTCATGTGGGTGCTCACCGCCATCACGGGCGGTGGCCGGTGAGGCGGCTCGCCCCGGCCCGGCGGTACGTCGGCGCGCTCGCGGTGGCCGCGTGGGCTCGGGTCCGTCGTCCGGCCGCGCAGCGCCGAGCCCGCCGGGCGGTGGTGTTCGCGCTCGACGGGCTCGGGCTCGGGTTGATCATCGCGGCAGCGTGCCTGATCAGCGTTGCCCTAGGCTTGCTGGTGGCAGGTGTGATCGCCCTCGGCGTGGCGGTCGTCGCATCGCCTACCGACGACGACGGTCACTCGACCGGCGCGGACGGCGACGGGACGGAAGGGGCCACCGAGTCGTGATGGGCGCAGTGCGCGTTGCAACAGCCGCAGATGTTCCACGTCTCGCGGCGGCACCAGCAGGCGACCGCCCGCTCGCGGGCATCACCGCTCGGCGCGGTGGGGTGCACGGCGGTCTCGAAGTTCTTGATCGGAAGCAGGGTCCGGGGCATCGTCGGTTCCTTCCGGTGGAGGCGTGATGTCGTTCCTCACTGCTATCGGTCGTCGCGCAGGGTCGGCTGTAGCCGCCGTTCGGGTGACCGACTCGGCGCCGGTGCCGTACGTCGCGGCCGGGCGCACGAACGTGTTCAGCCCGATGAACCAGGTCGGTGACCAGACCGCGCAGATGCGGGCGATGGGTCAGGTCGGCGTGCTCTTCGCCATGATCGACAAGCTGTCGACGGGCGTCGCCTCGGCGAACTGGCGGTTGTACCGCAAGGCGCGCAGCGGCCGGAAGGAAGACCGCATCGAGGTCACCGAGCACCCGGCCCTGGTGGTGCTGAACAAGCCGAACCCGTTCTACACGCGGCAGGAGTTGTTCGAGGCGTCGCAGCAGCACCAGGACTTGACCGGCGAGACCTGGTGGGTGCTGGCCCGCAACGCCCGGGTCGGCGGACTGCCCGTCGAAATCTGGCCGGTCCGCCCGGACCGGATGCAGCCGGTCACGAGCCCGACCGAGTTCATCACCGGCTACGTCTACACCGACCCCGACGGCCGCAAGGTCCCGCTCGACCTGAACGACGTCATCTTCATCCGGCGGCCGAACCCGCTCGACCCGTTCCGGGGCATCGGCCCCGTGCAGTCAGTGCTCGCGTACATCGACGGCGAGCACTACTCGGCGATGTGGAACCGCAATTTCTTCCTGAACGGCGCCATTCCCGGCGGCATCATCGAGGTCGAGAAGCGCCTGAGCGACCCCGAGTTCGACCAGATGTCGGCCCGCTGGAAGGAACAGCACCAGGGAATCGCCAACGCGCACCGCGTCGCCATTCTCGAACAGGCGAAGTGGATCGATGTCAAGTACACGCAGGAAGACATGCAGTTCGCGCAGCTCTCTGCGCTGTCCGACGAGAAGATCCGGCAGGCGCTCGGCTTCCCCAAGCCGATGCTCGGCACCGTCGAGGACGTCAACCGCGCCAACGCCGAGGCGGCGGCGTTCGTGTTCGCCGCGTGGTGCCTGGTGCCGCGCCTCGACCGGATGCGCGCCGCGCTGAACGCCGACTTCCTGCCCAAGTTCCCGGCGTCCGACGGGTTGGAGTTCGACTACGACTCGCCGGTGCCCGAGGACGAGGCGGCCGAGAACACCGCCCGCACCTCGAAGGTCGACGCGGTCACCAAGCTGGTGGCGGCCGGGTTCGACGCCGCCGAGGTGCTGGAGTGGGCCGAGATGCCCGCCCTCACCTACTCCAAGCCCGCGCCGCCCGCGCTGCCCGGTCCTCCACCCGGTCAGGGCGGCGCGGGCTTGGACACCGAGAAGGACCCGGCCCGCACCGAGATCGAGAAGGGCGCCGACGAGGGCGCGCAGACCGACGCGGTGTACCAGCTCGGCCGGTTCATCATGGAAGCGCCCGAGGGCGCCGAGCGCGAGCGCCGGATCGAGGCGCTGCGCGCCCTCGCCCGCGCGGCCGACGCGCAGCGGGACCGGGCACTGCCGTGGTAGACGCCCCGCGCCCGCCTGCCGGTGTGGCCGCCGAGCTGCCGGACGGCGCCGACCCGGCCGACCTCGACAAGGTGCAGGTCAGCTACGAGCGCAGCCTCGACGACCTGCTGCACCGGTGGCTCGACCTCTCGGCCGCGCAGACGCAGGCCATCCTCGACGCCATCGAGCACAACGTCTCGGCGGGCGACGTCATCGGGCTGCTGTCGGTGTCGGCCAGCTCGACCGAGGCGGCGGCCGTGCTCGAACGGGCGATGCTCGACCTCGGCAACGAGGCGGGCGCTCAGGTGGTGGCCGAGGCGGTCAGGCAGGGGCTCGCCGAGGGAGACCTGCACGCGACCCCGCCCGAGCGGCTGCGCACCGCGCAGGCCGCGCAGGTCTACGCCGCACAGACCGCCGCGTTCCTGGTCGGCTCGGCCATCGGCGAGGCGATGCGGGTATGGTCCCGGGGCCGGACGGCGGCCGACGTGCGCGCCGACGTGGCCGCCCACCTCGGCACCCTCACCGACGCCTACCCCCGCCTGGTGCTCGGCGGGGCGCTGACGCAGGCGCAGCACGACGGCCGGTGGGGGACGATGCTCGGCGGCCCCGAGGCGGCCCTGTACGCCGACGAGGTGCTCGACAAGAACACGTGCGAGCCGTGCCGGACGATCAACCGGAAGTGGATCGGCAACGCCAGCGACACCCTGCCCGCGCAGTCCTACCCCGTGGCGGGGTACATCGGGTGCAAGGGCCGGTGGCGCTGCCGTGGGCAGGTCGTCGCGGTGTGGCGCGGGGGCGACAACTGGCGCGAGTGGGTCGAGCTGCCCGCGCAACGTACGGCGCCCTGACGGGCCAGCGCGCTACGGTCGTCCTCATGATGCCTACCAGCCTCCAACAGCCCGCCAGCGCCGCGCCTGCGCCCGCCGCGCAGCAGTTGCCGCCGGTCGACCCGGGTAACCCGCACCTCGCCCCGGTGGCCGCGAGCCTGAGCGTCTCGCACGTCAAGCTGTCCGGCCCCGAGATCAAGGACGGCGGCGACCGGGTGCTCGCCACCTTCCGGATCGGCCCGGCCACCGTGACGGCGTTCCTCACCCGGGACGACGCCGAGTCGTGGTCGAAGCTGCTCGCGTCCGGCGCCCGGCAGTGCTCGCCGCTGGTCATCCCGGGCTGACCGCCCAGATCCGGGAGAACGCGAGAGCCCGGCACCCCACGGACGGGGCGCCGGGCTCTCGTGCGTGCGGGGTCAGCTCGCGGGCAGCTCGGCGGTGAGCACCCACACGCTCGCCGTCGCGGTCTGGTCACCGGTCAGGTTCGGGCCGACCACCGACGCGGTGAACGAGCGGGTCGTCTGGCCGGGGGTCGGCGCCACGGCGGTGAACTTCACCGTGACGCCGGCGGGCGCGACGCCCTGCACGCTGCCGGACACCTCGGGGCCGCCCTTGACGTAGGCGGGCAGGCCGGACACCACGACCGTGGCGGTGGCGTGGGTGGCGTCGAGCTTGACGGCGGTCTGCTTGATCACGCCGACGCTCTTCGGGATCTCGATGCCGAATGCGTCCTTCAGGCTGGCCGGACCCCAGTACGGGTCGGGGCACTTGTGCGTCGCGGCGACCAGCCACAGCGAGCGCGGCTCGCCGGTGCCCTGCTTGATGCACAGGCCGCGCTCGGTGGTCGACAGGACCGGACCCGAGGCGTTGGCGACGTTCGCGGCGAGCAGCCCGGCGGCGGCGATGAAGACGGCCACGAGCGCGGCGAGACCGACGCGCGCCCGGGTGGTGAGCCTGCGGAACATGGTGATCCTTCCGATGGGGACATGGTCAGCGAGTGATCTCGCGGCGAGCCGAGCCTAGCGACGCCCGGTAGCAGCTCGCAGGGATGATCGGGACCTGAGCGAACTTGCTCGCGATCGGCTACCCTGCCGATCAAGTGGGAGTGGAGGCCCGCGACCAACCGTTTTGATCTTGGTCGAGCCTCCGAGGTGTTCCCGCATGAGCCGTCGCGCCGCACGCAAGACCGTGCCCGGCGCACGCCCGGCGTTCGCCGCCCGCGTGCCGCTCGCTGCCGTCCGCAACCGCACCGCCCCCGACGCTCCCGGCCGTCCCGCGCCCGCTCTCGTGACCGAGGCGCCGCGTCAGTTCTGGCAGGCCAAGGCCGCCGCCACCGAGGACGACGCCGACGAACTGTGGATCTACGACGAGATCGGGTTCTCGTGGTTCGACGAGGGCGTGACGGCCGCCGGGTTCGCCAAGGACTTGGCGGCCCTGAAGGGCAAGCGGCTCACCCTGCGAGTGAACAGCCCCGGCGGCGACGTGTTCGACGGGCTCGCCATCAAGAACCTGATCGCCAACCACCCCGCGCACGTCACCGCCCGGGTCGACGCGCTCGCCGCCTCGATCGCCTCGGTGATCATCCAAGGCGCCGACGAGGTCATCGTCGAGCCGCACGCGCAGATCATGATTCACGACGCCTCGGGCGTGTCCTTCGGCAACGCCGACGAGATGCGCGAGATGGCCGATCTGCTCGACATGATCAGCGACAACATCGCGCAGGTGTACGCCGACGCCGCCGGGGGCACCTCGGGCGACTGGCGCAAGGTCATGAAGGGCGAGAAGTGGTACACCGGCGACGAGGCGGTCACCGCCGGGCTCGCCGACCGCGTGGGCGACGCGGGCACCTCGCGCAAGACCCGGGCGTGCCCCGACTGCGACGGCAGCGACCCGAACTGCGCCACCTGCGACGGCACCGGCCGGGTGTCCGGGGACGGCGCGCCCGACCAGGACGAGGACAAGGCCAAGGCGCGCGAGCGCCTGCGGGTGGCCGCCTCGTGGTGCCGTCAGCTCTTCCCCGGCCACGAGAGCCGGTTCGAGAACGTCCTCGCCGAGCTGGCCGACGGCCAGACGCCCCCCGAGGACGGCGACGCAGACCCGGCCGCCGGGAGCGTCGAGGACGACGCCCCCGGGGTCGACACCGACCCCGCGCTTCCCGCCCCGGCGGCGCAGGGCGAGGGCGAGCCGGTGCCGGACACCCCGCGCGCCCCGGCCCCCCCCGAGGGGGAGCCCGAGCAGCTCGCGTTCGCGTGGGACGCGAGCCTGCTCACCGGCGCCGTGCAGGCCGCCGTCGCCCCGCCCCGGATCGACCTCGGCGACTGGCGCGCGTGGTTCAGCGAGGCGCCCGCCGCCCGTGAGCCCGAGCGCAACCTGCCGGTCGACATCGGGCCGCCGCCCGAGCGCCCGGTCGAACCCGAGACCCCCCGAAACGCTCTCGCCGAGCTGATCGGGTCGGCGGTCCGTCTGGCCGCCAATGACCAGCCCGCGCCCGACGCCCCCTCGGCGCCCGAGCCCGAGCTGCCAGCACTACCACCCATCCGACTGGACGTCGCCGACGTCCGGCGAGCAGTCCGAGAGGCGAGGTACTGAGATGCCCGAGCTGGTCATCCCGACCTCGGCGAGTGAGCTGGAAGAGCTGCTCGCCGACGGCAAGCGTGTGCAGGAGGTCATGAACGCCGGTCGGTTCGGCGAGCTGGTGACCAACTACGCGCGCACCACCTACGACCGGGACATGGACATCCGGCGCCAGGTGCAGGAGCAGACCGCCACCGCGCTGGCCGAGTTCCTGAAGTCCGCCGAGAACGAGGGCGACGTCGTGCGCCCGAACCTGACCGTGCCGCAGGTCAACGCGCAGTTCCGGCCCGGCAACGCCCGGAACGTCGCGATCCACAACCCGCGTGCGATGGGCGCCGCGATCGACAAGGACTTCGAGAACAGCGCCGACTACTTCCGCACCATCTGGCACAACGCCAACCGGACCGCCGACAACCAGGCGCGCCTCGGTCGCATCCGCAACGCCTTCAGCTCGACGGTGCCGAGCGAGGGTGGCTTCCTCATCCCCGAGACGCTGCGTTCCGAGCTGCTCATGGTGGCGCTGGAGAACAGCGTCGTGCGCCAGCGCGCCCGGGTCATCCCGATGGAGACCCTGCGGGTGCCCTTCCCGGCCATCGACTCGACCTCGAACGCGACGTCGGTGTTCGGCGGCATCGTGGGCTACTGGACCGAGGAAGGCGCCGCGCTCACCGCGTCGTCCGCCAACTTCGGCCGGATCGTCCTCGACGCCAAGAAGCTGACCGCCTACACCGAGCTGCCGAACGAGCTGATCGCCGACTCGGCCGTGTCCTTCCAGGCGTTCATCGACCAGCTCTTCCCCGAGGCGCTGGCCTGGTACGAGGACATCGCGTTCCTCAAGGGCACCGGCGTGGGCGAGCCGCTCGGGTCGCTGTCCTCGGCGAACCCGGCCCTCGTCGCCGTCACCGGCGAGTCCGGCCAGGCGGCGGGCACGATCGTCTGGGAGAACATCGTCAAGATGTTCGCCCGGATGCTGCCGAGCAGCCTCGGTCGCGCGGTGTGGGTGGCGGGCATCGACACCTTCCCCGAGCTGGCGACGATGGCCCTGTCGGTCGGCACCGGCGGTTCGGCCATCTGGCTGAACAACGGCGTGCAGGGTCCGCCCATGACGATCCTCGGCCGCCCGGTCATCTTCACCGAGAAGAGCACCGCCGCGCTCGGCACGCAGGGCGACATCTCGTTCGTCGACTTCAGCTACTACCTGATCGGTGACCGGCAGGTCATGTCGGCGTCGAGCAGCCCGCACTACAAGTTCGCCAACGACCAGACCGCCTACCGCATCATCGAGCGGGTCGACGGTCGGCCGTGGCTCCAGTCGGCGATCACTCCGCAGAACGGCAGCTCTTCCACGCTGACCCCGTTCGTGCAGCTCGCCACCCGCTGACGCACGAAAGCCGGGCGGGCAATAAACCCCCCGCCCGGCTGCACCACCCGACCCGGCAGCCTCGCCCCGGGCGGTTCCTCCGAAGAGAAACGAGAAGATCATGGGGATGCAGGCTCTCGGCCGCACCTTCAACTGGCAGTACCTCATGGACGGCAAGTACGTGAACCTGAAGAACGTCGCCGGTGTGGCGTTCCTCTGCTACCTCGGCGGCGGCGCCGGGGACACGTACACCCTCGTCGAGGCCAAGGACGCGAGCGGCACCGGGGCGCAGAACCTCGTCACGGTTACCGAATACTGGACGTGCACCGGCGACGGCTCGGACGCATGGACCAAGCGCACGCAGGCCGCCGCCGCGACGGTCACCACGGCCGCCGCCGCGACGCAGAACTGCATGGTGTTCGAGGTGCAGTCCGTCGAGCTGTCCGACACGTACAAGTACGTCAAGGTCACCTCGACCGGCGCGGGCATCGTCACCGCGCTGCACACCAACCTGCTCGTGCAGCGGACCCCGGCGAACCTCGCCGCGATGGGGGTCTGATCATGAGCGTCTACGTGGACCCCGCGAGCCTGCGGCTGTGGAACATGGGGCTCCGGGTCAACCGGGCCACCGCCACGCTGCCGCAGACCGCGACGGCGACCCTGTTCACCGTCTCGGGTGGGCGAATCCTGCTCACCTCGCTGATCGGCAACGTGACGGTCGCGACCGGCGCGACCGCCACCAACCTGAAGATCACCTCGACGCCGAGCGCCGGTACGGCCGTGGACATCGCCACCAACGTGGCGGCGGCGTCCAAGGAAGTCGGGGCGCACTTCAGCGTCAACTGCGTGACCATCGGCGCCCTCACCGTCGGCAACGCCGGTGGGCTGGCGATGGCGGGCGGCTCGGGTGGCCTGATCATCCCGGCCGGTTCGATCCAGTGGACGACCGACGCCAACGACACCGGCTCGATCAAGTGGCTGCTGACCTACGTGCCGCTCGACGACGGCGCGGCGGTCGCGGCGGCGTGACGTCATGACGCTGTGGGTCTGCTCGGCGTGCTCGACGCGGTACAGCGTCGGCGCGCCGAGCTGCCCCCACTGCGGCAGGAAGCGTCACTACGAGGAAGGGGACGACGTGCCTCGCAACACCGTGGACACCGGCACCTCGCACGAGGACGCCGGGGTCAAGGCCGACGGCGCACAGCCCGAGGCGCCGCAGGAGACCGCCCCCGCGCCCGAGCCCGAGGCGACCCGGGAGGCGGCGGGCGAGCCGACGTCGGACGTCGAGACGCCGCAGGGCGACGAGGCGGGCGCCGCCGAGGGCGACGACGGCTCGCAGGTGGAGGGAAGCGACGAGGCGCCCAAGGCGCCGCCGTCGCGCACGTCACGGCGCAAGGGCGCCTGACGACGGATCGACGGCGACGGGCGAGGGAGGTGTGAGCGGTGGCGGATGCGCAGGGCTCCAACGGTTGGTGGGGCTACCTGGCGATCCTGAAGGACGCCGCCGACACGCAGACCTCGCTCGCCGCCGTCGGCCCGATCTCGTGCCCGAACGACGGCGAGCCGCTCGTGCAGGCTTCCGACGGCGGGCTGTTCTGCAAGTTCGACGGCTGGCGGCCGGGGCCGTCGGCGCAGGGGGCGAGCGCGCGATGAGCTGCCCCGCCCCGACCACGACCGCGATTCCGCTGCACCACCTGCTCGTGCAGCCGGACGAACCCCCGATGCACGGCCCGGCGATCCTCGCGCTGCTCGACGGCAGTCGCACCGATCCCCGGCCGGTCGAGGTCGTCCGGGTGGCAGGCACCCCGCACTACCGGATCACCAACGGGCGGCACCGCTTCCTGGCCGCCGTCCTGCGGGCCGACCCGAGCATCGACTGCGTGATCACTGACAACTGAAGCAACACCGCATCCCCCACGGTCGCCGCCGGTCCCGGCGAGGACCGACGCCAAGAATGCAAGGGACAGGGAATGCCTACCTGGTACTGCACGGTCGAGGACGTCCGAGACGCCCTCGAAGAGAAGGCGAGCGCCTACGACCTCGCCGCCATCAAGCGCGCCATCGCCGCCGGTTCCGACGACGTGGACGATGTGACGCAGCTCAACGGTGGCAACTTCCGCCCGCGCACCGAGACCCGCTACTACCGCTGGCCCGACCAGCAGACCGCGTACTACTACCGGCTGTGGCTCGACGGCAACCAGCTCATCAGCGTGGACACCCTGACTTCCGGCGGCGACACCATCCCGTCGACCGACTACTACCTCGAACCGCAGCAGTACGGGCCGCCGTACAACCGGATCGAGATCAACCTCTCCCGGTCCTCGGCGTTCGGGTTCGCCGGGACGCCGCAGCGGGCCATCGCCGTGACCGGGCTGTGGGGGCACACCGACGACCAGGAGGCGGCCGGGACGCTGGTCGGCGGCATCAACGCCTCGGTGACCTCGCTCATCGTCAGCGACGGCTCGAAGGTCGGCATCGGCGACCACCTGAAGATCGGCACCGAGCGGCTCGAAGTGACCGACCGGACGTGGACGGCGGTCACTGGCGGCGACACCGCCGGGTCGCTGTCCGCCTCGAACGCCGACCGCACCCTCGCGGTGGCCGACGGCACCAAGTACCACACCGACGAGGTGCTGCTGCTGAACAGCGAGCGCCTGAAGGTCGTCGACATCGCGGGCAACAACCTCACCGTGCTGCGCGCGCAGGACGGCAGCGTGCTGGCGACGCACACCAGCTCGACCACGGTCTACGCCTCCCGCTCGCTGACCGTCACCCGGGGCGCGCAGGGCTCGACGGCCGCCTCGCACCTCGACGGCGTGGCCGTCACCCGGCACGTGGTGCCCGGCGCGGTGCGCGAGCTGGCGCTCGCCTCGGCGCTCACCTCGCTGCTGGCCGGACGGCGCGGCTACGCGCAGGCCGCCGGGCCGCAGGGGGCCGCCCTGATGAAGGCGGGCAGCCTCGACGAACTGCGCGAGCGGGTGGCGAACCTGCACGGCCGCCAGGCGCGCACGAGGGTGGTGTGAGCCGATGCCCGACGCGATCGAGATCACGCTCAAGGGGCCGATCTTCACCGGCGAGGCCAGCGCCGCCGCCCACGAGTGCACCCGGATGATCGTCGACCGGGTGGCCGCGTACGCGCTGCAAGAGGTGCAGCGCAACCTCGACGGCTCGATCAAGCACCCGACGCCGTACTACGAGACGCAGATCACCATCGACCGCCGGGTCGACGACCGGGTCGTCACCGACCGGGGCGTGATCTACGGGCCGTGGCTGGAGGGCACCGGCAGCCGCAACCGCACGACCCGGTTCAAGGGCTACGCCAGCTTCCGGCGCGCCCGACAGACCACCGAGCGCGCGGTGCGGCACATCGCGGGCGGCGTGGTCTCCCAGTACCTACAGCGGATGAGGGGCTGACGTGGCACTCGCGGTGGAGACCATCCTCGACGGCATCGTGTCGCCGATGCTCGCCTCGGGCCTGTTCGCCCGGGTCAACGCGCACGAGCCGAAGAGCGCGCCCGGCGGCGGGCTCACGGCGGCGGTGTGGCTGGACAGCACCGCGCCCGCGCTCGGCGGCTCGGGGCTGGCCGCGACGTCGGTCCGGCTGGTGTTCAAGGTGCGGCTCTACACCTCGATGCTGGCCGAGCCGCAGGACGCCATCGACCCGGACATGCTGCGCGCCCTCGACGCGCTCATGGGCGCGTTCTCGGGCGACTTCGACCTCGGCGGCACGGTGCGTCAGGTCGACCTGCTCGGCGCCTACGGCGTCCCGCTGTCGAGCCAGGCGGGCTACCTCAATCAGGACGGCAAGCTGATGCGCATCCTCGACATCACCCTGCCGTTGATCGTCAACGACGTGTGGACGCAGTCCGCCTAGGAAGGGGTGAACGATGGGCAAGAGCACGGGACTCGGCGACAACTTCTACGTCGACGGGTACAACCTCTCGGGCGACACGCAGTCGCTCGGCAACGTCGGCGGCGGGCCGCAGACCATCGACGTGACCGGCATCGACAAGAGCGCGCACGAGCGCATCGGCGGGTTGCGCGACGGCCGGATCGAGTGGGTGTCGTTCTTCAACGACGCGGCGGGCGCGGCGCACCCCAAGCTGTCAGCGCTGCCGACGGCCGACGTGGTGGCGTCCTACTTCCGAGGGACCACGCTCGGCAACTCGGCCGCCTCGGTGGTGGCGAAGCAGGTCAACTACGACGGCACCCGGGCCGCCGACGGGCAGTTCACGTTCGCGGTGCAGGCGCTCTCGAACGCCTACGGGCTGGTGTGGGGGCGCCAGCTCACCGCCGGGCTGAAGACCGACACGACCGGCACCAACGGCACCGGGGTGGACACCACGGCGAGCGCCTCGTTCGGGTGGGCGCTCGCGGTGCACTGCACCGGCGTGACCGGCACCAGCGTGACCATCAAGGTGCAGGACAGCGCCGACAACGCCACGTTCGCCGACATCACCGGCGCCACGACGACCGCCTTCACCACGGCCGGGGCGCAGTTCATCATCGCCAGCAGCTCGACGGCCACCGTCCGGCGCTACGTCCGGTACGTCAGCTCGGGCGTGTTCACCTCGGCCACGTTCGCGGTCAACTTCGTGAAGGGTGAGGGCGTCGCCCTCGTGCTCTGATCATGCGACCGATGAACCGGATCGAGCCCGCCGGACCGGCGGCGGCCTACAAGACCTACACCATCGACTCGCCCCGGGACACCACCGAGCGGGCCGCCTGCGTGCAGGTCGGGTGCGCGGCCTACCGCAACGGCTGGCGCACCCTCATCGACGAACGGACCGACCTCGGCAAGAACCAGGCCGAGTACATCCGCACCCGCTCGCGGCGCACCTTCCGCGAGCAGCGCACCGGCGACGGACTGACCGCCTTCATCTTCGAGAGCGGGCAGCGCTGTTTCGCCGACCACAGGACCCGGCCCGAGACCTACGCCGTGCACCTCGGTGACTGGCGGCAGGACTTCGGGACGGTAAGGACCCACGTCCGCGCGGCGGACTGGGTGGACGACTTCGGCGAGCACCAGCAGAGGATCGCCGACCAGATCGAGAGGGGATGATCTCCCGTGGCGAAGGAATCGGGCCTTGGGTGGACGACCTGCTCTGTCGACGACAGCGGCGGTACTCCACAGGCCATCAAGAACGACATCACCAACCTCCAGTTCTCCACCCCGCGCGGGGTGCAGGACGTGACCGGCATCGACAAGAGCGCCTACGAGCGCCTGCTGCTGCTGGCCGACTTCTCGATCACGCTCAACGGCGTGTTCGACGACAGCTCGGCGGCGAACGCGCACGCGGTGTTCAAGACGGTGCCGAGCACCTCGGTGGCTCGGACGGTCACCCTCACGGTGTCCGGCGACACCCTCGCCAACGAGGTGCTGTTCACCGACTACCCGCTGACCCGTGCCGCCTCGGGTGAGCTGACCTTCGCGGTGCCCGGCGTGCTGGCCGACGGCACCGTGCCGACGTGGGCGTGATCCCGATGCCCAAGACGCACCGCGACGGCAAGGTCACCGACGCCTCGGTCGGGGTCAGCGGCAGGCAGACGCCCGCCGCCCGGGACGCGGCCGAGAAGGTCAAGTTGCGCACCGAGCAGGTGCGCAAGGGCGAGAGCACGAGGTAGCACGGTGGGCTACAAGGCACCGGTGCGCCGCCTGGTCACCCTCACGTTCGAGGGTGACCGGGCGGGGCTCGAAGTGGTCGTGCGGGCCGCCTCGCAGTCGGCGTTGCGCGCGGCGGCGAAGCTGCTCGAACTGAGCGACGGGCCGGACATCACCGAGGCGGACGCCGAGGTGATCCTCGACCTGTTCGACCGGTTCGCGCGCTCGCTGGTCTCGTGGAACGTCGAGGACCCCGAGACCGGCGAGCCGGTCCCGGCCACCAGCGAGGGGATCGCCGACCTCGACGACGACTTCGTGCTCTCGATCATCATGGCGTGGCTGACGACCGTGCAGCACAGCGGGCAGGGCGGCACCGGCGTGGTGGCCGCCGCCGAGCGCCACGCCGAGCGGGCGCAGGCCACGGCCGACGAGGTGCTCGCAGCCACGCTGCCGGTCGAGCCGCTCGCAAGCACTGACGACTGAAGGGAGGTGAGCCCCGGTGGGCAACGAGATCGACATCACCGTACGGTCGACCGACCAGTCGGCCCGGGGGCTGGACTCGGCGCGCCGGTCCGGCGAGGGCTTCAAGAACACCCTCAAGGACATCGGCAAGACCGCCGCCGGGGTACTCACCGCCGACATCGCCGCCCGCGCCGCGCAGGGCTTCAAGAACCTGGTCACCGACTCGGTGCGGGCGGCGTCCGACCTCAACGAGTCGCTGAACGCCGTCAACGTCACGTTCGGGTCGAGCGCCAAGGAAGTGCTCGACTGGGGCAAGACGAACGCCGCCTCGTTCGGCTTGTCGCAGAAGGCGTTCAACGAGATGGCGACCCCGCTCGGGGCCATGCTCAAGAACACCGGGCTGTCGATGCAGGACACGACCAAGTGGACGATCGACCTCACCAAGCGCGCCAGCGACATGGCGAGCGTGTTCAACACCAGCGTGCCCGATGCGCTCGAAGCGATTCAGGCGGGGCTGCGCGGCGAGGCCGACCCGCTCGAACGGTACGGCGTCGGGCTGTCAGCGGCCAAGGTGGAGGCCGAGGCGCTGGCCGAGACCGGCAAGCGCACCGCGTCCTCGCTGACCTCGCAAGAGCTGGCGACCGCGCGGCTCAACCTGATCATGAAGCAGACGTCGCAGACGCAGGGCGACTTCCAGAACACCAGCGACGGCGCGGCCAACGCCGCCCGGATCGCCTCGGCGCAGTTCGAGAACGCCAAGGCGTCGCTCGGCAACGCGCTGCTGCCGGTGCTCGCCAAGGCGGCCACGGCGGCGGCCACCCTCGCCGAGGGCTTCAACAAGCTGCCCGGCCCGATGCAGTCGACGGTCGTCGTGGTCGGCGCGCTCGGGACGGCCGCCGTCCTGCTCATCCCCAAGATCCGGATGATCAAGACCGAGCTTGCCGAGCTGGGCACCGGCGCGCTGTCGGCCGAGACCAAGATGGGCGCGCTGGCCCGGGGCGCCGGGCGGGTCGCCGGGGCGCTCACGCTGATGGCGACCGCCTCGGCGCTGATGGCGTCCGACGCCGGGGCGAAGGGCGTCGACACCACCCGCAAGGCGCTCGACCAGTTGCACCGCACCGGCAAGGACTCCACCGGCGCGCTCGAACACATCGACTTCGACCTGAAGAACATCAACCAGTCGGGCCGGGGCGCGGGCGCCGCGATCGAGACCTTCACCGGGTTCATCGCCGAGGGGCTCGGGCGCGGCTGGGAGAAGATCGCCGCCGTCGATGAGCGGATGAAGGCGCTCGACGCCACCCTCGCCGGGCTGGTGTCGAGCGGTAACGCGCAGGAGGCCGCCGCCGACTTCGAGGTGATCCGGAAGAAGGCCGAAGAGCAGGGCACGAGCCTCGAAAAGCTCAAGGAGTTCTTCCCGCAGTATCAGAACGCCCTCGACGCCGCCGCCCGCGAGAACGAGAAGACGGCGGGCTCGGCGGACAAGCTCACCGAGTCGGTCGACAAGCAGCGCGAGTCGCTCGACAAGGCCGCCGACGCCCTGCTCGGCCAGCGCGACGCGATGCGCGGGCTCGAAGCGAGCTACGACGACGCCAGCGACGCGATCAAGAAGAACGGCAAGACCCTCGACATCGGCACCGAGAAGGGCCGCGCCAATCAGGCGGCGCTCGACGACATCGCCGAGGCGGCGCGCAAGGCGTCGCAGGCCATCATCGACCAGGGCGGCTCGCAGGCCGACGCGAACCGGGTCATGGCGACCGCCCGGACCCGGTTCGAGGCGACCGCGCGGGCGATGGGCATGAGCGCGGCCGAGGCGAAGAAGCTCGCCGACAAGCTCTTCGCCATCCCCAAGAACACCACCGCCAACGTCAGCGTGAACACCGGCAACGCCGACGCCTCGATCGCTCGCCTGCGGGCGAAGCTGTTCGCCCTCCAGGGGCTCGCGGCCGACATCCACGCGGGCGAACAGGGGCACGGCGCGGGCGTCTACGCCCCGGGGATGTACAAGGCCACCGGCGGCATCGTGGGCCGCGCGGCCACCGGCGGCGTCCGCTCGAACCGGGTCATGGTCGGCGAGCACGGCCCCGAGATCGTCGACCTCGCGCCGGGCAGCCGGGTGCACTCCAACCCCGACAGCATGGGGATGCTCACGGGGGTGTCGGGCGGCGCGGCTACGCTCGTGCTTGAGATCAACTCGTCGGGTTCGCGCACCGACGACCTGCTGCTCGAAATCCTGCGGAACGCCATCCGGGTGCGCGGCGGCGACGTGCAGGTCGTCCTCGGGAGGTCATGAGATGGCGTTCCCCGCCACCGCACTGCCGATCGGCATCGAGCTGCTGATCAACGGCACGTGGACCGACATCAGCGGCGACGTCTACACCCGCGACAAGGTGCAGATCACGCGCGGCCGGTCCAACGAGAGCAACAACGCCGAGCCCGCCCGGATGAACGTCACGCTCGACAACCGCACCCGCAACTACAGCCCGCGCAACCCGAACGGCAGCTACTACGGGCAGATCGGGCGCAACACCAAGGTGCGCGCCTACGTCAAGAACGGCCAGCCCCGGTTGCGACTGACCAGCGGGCAGCAGTTCACGTGCGCCGACTCGGCGGGCATCAGCATCACCGGCGACATCGACATCCGGGCCGACGTCGCGCTCGCCACGTGGCGGCCGACGTCCTCGGCCTACTTCGGCGCCCTCTACAAGGGCGGCAGCTACGGGATGTACCTCAACAGCGACGGCACGCTCGTGCTGTGGTGGTACCAGGCGACCGTGTTCAAGAGCGCCACCAGCACCGAGCCGGTCCCCGGCGCGACCACCGGGCGCAAGAGCGTGCGGGCCACCCTCGATGTCGACAACGGCGCGGCCGGGCGGACCGCGACGTTCTACTACTCCAACGACGACACGATGGATGGCACGTGGGTGCAGTTCGGCTCGACGGTCATCACGGCGGGCACGACCTCGATCGACGACACCGCGCAGGCGATGGGCGTGTACGCCTCGGGAGACGCCTGCCCCTGCGAGGTCAACGAGGGGCGGGTCTACCAGGGCATCGCGGGCACCAAGCGGGCGAGCCCGAAGTTCATCTCGCAGGCGACCGGCACGACGTCGTTCGCGGACGCCGAGGGCAATACCTGGTCGGACTCGGGCGCGACCGGCGCGGCTCTCGACAACAAGCACTACCGGTTCTGGGGCGACGCCTCGTCGTGGCAGCCCCGGCGCGACCGGTCCGGCAACGACCTCTACGTCGAGCTGGAGTGCAGCGGGCAGACCCGCCGCCTCGGGCAGGGCTCGACGCCGCTCAAGTCCGCGCTGCGCCGGGGCATCCCGGCCATCGGCTCGAACCTGGTCGGCTACTGGCCGTGCGAGGACGGCGAGAACGCGACCAGCCTCGAACCGGGGCTGTCCGGCGAGGCAGCGGGCCGAGTCATCGGCAAGCCGACGCTCGGGGGCTACTCCGACTTCGTGGCGAGCGCGCCGGTGCCGACCTTGCAGTCGGGGCGGCTGCTCTTCCAGGTGCCGCAGTACGCGAACACCAACTCGTTCCAGGTGCGGTTCGTCATGCACGTGCCCGCGAACACCATCCCGAACAACACGGTGCTGCTGCGCATCAAGACCAACTCGTCGTTCGGCTGGGTCGATTGGATCTACCAGACCGGCGACGTCATGTACTTGCAGGCGTACACCAACCTCGGGGTCGCCACCGCCGCCGGGACCACGCTCGACATCACCAACCAGGTGAACGGGCAGGACACCCGGGTCTCGCTGGAGTTCACCAAGAACGGCACCGGGGTGGACATCAAGCAGGTGGTGCTGCCGATCGGCGAGACGTCCGGCTACCTGACCACCGACACGCTCGCCTCGATCACCCTCGGCTCGTGCACCTCGATCGACGTCAACCCGGGCCGGGCCGCGCTCGGCGACTTCGCCATCGGGCACGTCACCGTCGAGAAGGCGATCACGAGCGTGTTCGACTCGGTGCACGCCCTCGAACGGGCCTACCAGGGCGAGGCGGCGCACACCCGGATCGCCCGGCTGTGCGGCGAGAACAGCGTGACGTGCAGCCTGCGCGGCGGCGGCGAGGGCGCCGAGTTCCTCGGCTACCAGGCGCGCTCGGACCTGCTCTCGCTGCTGCAAGAGGCGGCCACCGCCGACGGCGGCATCCTCACCGAGCAGCGCAACGCCGACGCGCTGATCTACCGCACCCGCGAGTCGATCTACAACCAGCCGAGCCGGGCGACGATCAACTACGCGGCCGAGAACCTCCAGAGCTTCACCCCGGTGGAGGACGACCAGCGCACCCGCAACAAGGTCACCGTCACCCGGTCCTCGGGCCAGTCGGCCACCGTCGAGGACACCGACTCGCGGATGAGCACCAGCACGATCGGCACCTACGACGACAGCGCCTCGGTGTCGCTCTACTCCGACGGGCAGGCGCAGCACCAGGCGGGATGGCGGGTCCGGCTCGGCACGGTCGACGAGGCGCGGTTCCCCACCGTCGAGGTCAACCTCGCCCACCCGGACTACTCGGCCGACAGCTCGCTGACCCGGCAACTACTGGCCCTCGACGTCGGCGACCGGCTCACGGTGACCAACCCGCCCGCCGACCTGCCGCCCGAGACCATCGGGCAGATCGTGCAGGGCTACACCGAGACGTTCTGGCAGTTCGAGCACACGATCGTGTTCAACCTGGTGCCCTCGGCGCCGTACCGGGCGGCGGTCTACGAGGACCACCCGAACACGCTCAGCCGGTTCTCGAACGAGAACACCACGGTGAACGGCGCGCACACCAGCGGCACCACCTCGCTGTCGGTGGCCTTCACCGCCGGGCCGATCTGGACGATCGCCGACGGCTCGTTCGACATCATGGTCAACGGCGAGCGGATGACGGTCACCAACGTGGCCGGGGGCAGCTCGCCGCAGACCCTCACGGTGACCCGCAGCGTCAACGGCGTGGTCAAGGCGCACTCGAACGGCGAGGCGGTCAAGCTCTTCGACCCGGTCTACTACGCCCTCGGCGCGAGCCCCGGCAGCGGGCTGTACGTCGATGTCGACGAGGGACGCAAGATGCGCGCGCTCGACTACTCGCTTCCGGACGTGGTGACCGAGTACGGCAACGGCACGAACACCATCACCTCGACGTCGTTCGCCGCGCTACCGACGGCGCCGGTCAAGACCTCGATCACCAACCCGCACCCGGGCGCCAAGATGCTGTGCATCGTCGGGTTCGGGGCGTGGGGCTCGGCGAGCGCGAACGACGTCCGGCTCGCGCTGCGCGTCTCCCGGGCCGAGCAGGACTACGTCAGCGCGGGCATTGGCTCGGGCGCCTCGATCGGATGGGGCGAGATCCCGGCCGAGGCGCTCACCACCACGTCGAGCATGTTCGCCACGGTGACGGTCTCGCTCGACCCGAGCCCGATCCCCTACGTGTTCGAGGTCTACGCGCTGCGCACCACGGCGGGCACGCAGGACGTCCGTTACGCCACCGTGCGCATCGTTCCGTTGCGCTATATCAACATTTGACGGAAGGGGGAGGGGTGAGCAACCGAGGGATCATCGCCGGTGCCGTGCTCGACGGTACCGACTGGAAGCTGCCCGCGATCGTGCAGTCGTTCGGCAACGGCGCGAACGCGGTCACCTCGGCCACGTTCGCCGTGCTGCCGACGACCACCTGCTCGGCCAGCATGACCAACCCGCACCCGTCGGCCCGGCTGCTCATCATGGCCGAGTACGGCGCGTGGATGATCGGGAACACCACCACCGGCGACGTCCGGGCCTGCCTGAACGTGTCCGGCTCGGTGAGCATCTCGGCCGGGCTCGGCGGCGGCAACGGCGGGCCGGTCGGGTGGGGCGAGGTGCTGTATCACACCGCCCTCGGCTACCAGCAGCGCAAGGCGATGTGCACCTACGAGCTGCCCGTGTCCGGCTCGGCCGCGACGTTCGACTTCTACGCGATGCGCAACGGCTCGGGCACCGTCAAGTGCGACTTCCCCACCATCCGCCTGATCCCGCTTCGCTACCTCTACTGAAGGGGGTTGGACGATGACGCGCCTCGCCGGGTCCAAGCTGCTCGCCGACGACTTCCAGATCCCGGACGTCGTGACGGCGTTCGGCAACGGCACCAACACCATCACCGCGACCACCTTCACCGACCTGCCGACGAACACCTGCGTCGCCGCCATCACCAACCCGCACCCGACCGCGAGCCTGCTCGTGCTGGTCGAGTTCGGCTGCTGGGCGGTCGCCTCGGCGAACGCCGTCCGGATGTGCCCGAGGGTGTCCGGCTCGCTGACGCTGGCGGCCGGGATCGGCTCGGGCGGCAACGGCCCGATCGGGTGGGGCGAGATCCCGCTCACCGCCAACACCGTGAACCCGCAGCAGGTGCAGGGCTGCGCCAACTACACGCTGCCCGCCTCGGCCACCCCCGCGACGTTCACCATGCAGGCGTTCCGGGACAGCGCGGCCGGGACGCAGAACGTGAACTACCCGACACTGAGGATCATTCCGCTCTACTACAGCCTGTGACACCTCGGCCGTCCGGCTGCTTGCGAGAGGCACCAGGTCAGGGCACCGTTGCAGTACAACCTCAGCCGGGGCCAGGGCGAGAGGTATCACGCTGTGACACCGGAAGCATGGCAGGCGCTCGCCGCCATCGTGGGCACCGTCGGCACCGCCACGAGCGCCATCGCCGTGGCGATGCTGACCCGCACCAGGCGCGACGCCAAGCGCGGCGCCGAGGCCGCCGAGTCGGCGGCGGCCAACACCGAACCGATCTCCGACGGGTTCGCCAAGCGGACCACCGAGACGCTCGCCGACCTCGGGCGGCGCTCGCGGGCGCACGAGGCGCGGCTGACGTGGATCACCGACGCGCTCGGCCAGCACCTCACCCTGCACCACGCGGACGACCTGCGCCGCAACGGAATGCGAGCCGCGCCGCCGTCGAGCTGGTGGCCGCCGGGCGGCGAGGAAGCCGCCGACATGCTGTTCGGGTTCGGCGACCTGAGCCCGGACGACGAGGACCGCGCCGACGAGGGCCGGTGGGGCAGCTCACACGGGTGATCGAATTGCCTGCGGAACGCACCGTGCGGTGCCACACTCCGATCAGCACCGCCGCGACGCTCCACCTCCGCCCCACGAGCCCGACCCCGAGGACGATGCGATGAATCGCGCCACGGTCCTGCCCGGCGCCAACCGAACCGCGCAATGGTTCGCCGACGACCACCCCGGGACCGTGTTCGACTCCATCGAGAAGGTGCTGTTGCACACCACCGAGGGGTCGGGCTGGCCGGGGTACCAGGGCGGGGCGGTCGCCCCGAATCTGACCGGCTACCCCGACCAGGCGGCGCGGGCGATGCTGTGGCGCGCGCACTTCCCCGTGAACATGAGCAGCCGCGCCCTGATGCACACCCGCACGCAGCCGACCAACGGCGACCACGTGGTGCAGATCGAGCTTGTCGGCACCTGCGTGCCCGGTGGGCCGGGGCTGTACTGGCCGGGCGCGCCCGAGTGGGCGCTCGCGGGCGTGGCGGACATGCTCGCATGGCTGCACGCCGAGTGGGGCGTGCCCCTGGTCAGCACCGTGGCCTGGCGGGCGTACAACGCCCCCGGCGACGGCCAGCGGCTCAGCGACAACGCCTACGACGCCTACCGGGGCATCCTCGGCCACCAGCACGCCCCGCAGAACGACCACCGCGACCCGGGCGCGCTCAACGTCGCCCGGGTGCTCCAGCTCGCCACCACCACCGGAGGAACCGTGTCGCAGGAGAACCCCACGCTCCAGGAGATCCAGGGCGGGATCTTGTACTACAAGCTCGACGCCAACCACGTGAACCCGCTCACGATGCTGACCCGCACCTACGACGCGGTGAACATCCTGCTCGCCAAGGAACAGGGTCAGGACGCGGTGCTGTCGGCCATCACGGCGGCGCTGCCCGGGCTGGCCGAGGACGTGGCCGCCCGGGTCGTGGCCGCGCTCCCGGCGACCGGCTCGGGCACGGGCGGGGCGATCACCCCGGCGGACGTCAAGGCGGCGGTGCGCGAGGTGCTCACCGAGGGAACGGGAGGGACGCCGTGAGGCTCATGGACTGGGTTCGGTACCTCAAGAAGGGGCTGATCGCCGCCACCGCCGCGCTCGGGGTGCTGGCCGACGCCCTGACCCCGGCGAGCGCGGGCGGCACGGCCGTCACGACCGCCGAGTGGGTCGCCATCGCGCTGGCCGGGGTCGGCGCGGTCGGGGTGCTGGCGGCGAAGAACGGCGACCACCCCGACGAGGTGGCCGCGCGCCGCGCCGACAGCGCGACCGGTGGTGCGTGAGCGACGGCCGCCACGTCGAGCACGAGCCCGAGTGGTGCTGGGAGGTGCGGGCGCTGGCCTGCTTCCTGGCGGTGCTCGGGTTCGTGCTGTTCGGCGTCTGCCTGGCCTGCCTGTGGCTGACCGGCCCGACGGGCTACCTCGGGCGGCCGGTCGACGTCTCGTCGACCTCGATGTCGTCCGCCTCGTCGTCGCCGTCGAGCGGGTCCTCGTCGGCACCGGCCTGAAGCTGGGCGAGCCGGGCCTGAGCCTCGTCGGCCAGCCGCCGGGCGCGGCCGAGCGCGTTCATCTGCTCGATGACGTCCTCGACGGCCCGCAGCACCGGGTCGACCCCTTCCTCGGGGCGCACCCACCGCCCCGACGTCGGCGGGGCGAGTAGGTACAGCAGCGCGGCGGCCACCGTGCGGGGGCTGTCGTGGGCGCCGCCGAGCAGCTTGTGGTTGCACTCGACGCAGCAGCCGCCCCGCACCGCCCCGGTGCCGTGGTCGTGCTCGACGGCGGGGGCGCGGTCGCGCTGGCGGTTGCGGCAGATGGCGCACCGGCCGCCCTGAAGCTCCATGATGGCCGCCCACGACTCGTCGGCCAGCCCGTACACCGTTCGGCGCCTGGCGGCCTGCTGGGAGGCGCGTGCGCACGCCTTGCAGCGGGTGCCGGTGCAGTACCACAGCGGCACGAACGACTGGCAGCCCGAGCACCACCGGAAGCCCTCGGGCCACTCGACGGCGGGCACCCGCTCGCGGTGCGGCATCGCCGCCGCCTTGAGCCGTAGCTCGGCGGCGACCGCCTGCCCGGGGAACGTGGTCCGTTCGAGCCGGTGCCAGTAGCACATCGGCGAGCGCGGGTCGACGGTGGTCTCGCGGCACGGCCCGACGTCTTCCTCCTTGATCACAATGCGCCGGTTGCACAGCCGGGGGTTGGTGACCCGGCGCGGCGCGGTGGGTGTGGCGGCGGTCATGACGACCCCTTCCGGTGGGTAGACACACCGCGACGCCCGCCCCCGGGCCAGGTGGGGACGGGCGTCGCGAATGATCGTTGCAGATGGTGCCCGCGCCGACCAGGGTCAGGCGGGGGCGTTCTCGTCGGCGGTCAGCTCGGCCGCGTCGTCCGGCACGGTCTCGCCGAGGGCGGCCGACTCGGCGAGCGCGGCGGACACCTTCTCGCGCAGGTCGTCGGTCACCGCGCGGTGCTGGGCGTACATCTCCAGGTCGCCGTCGGTGGAGTCGAGCCGGGCCTTGGCGTCGGCGTACCGCTCGGCGTGCTTGCGGACGACGGCGAGGGTCGTGTCGTGCTGTTCGAGCAGGCGCTCGACCTTGGCGACGGCGGTCGCGGCGTTCATTGCCATGACGAATGATCTTCTCTGTCTCGGAAGCGGTGGAGGTGGAACGGAACCGGGCGGGCGCTCGGGGGCTTCCCCACCCCGTCGCGCCCGGCCGGTGATCAGTGCTGGCCGATCAGGTGCTCAGGCGAGCCGGGGATCACTCCCAGGGGTTCGACGCCTTGGCCTTGGCCGCCGCCGCACGGGCGTAGTCCTTGGCGAGCTGCACCTGCTCGGCGGTGGGCGCCTCCAGCACCCACGGGGCGTTGCGCCCGCGCTGGCTCGGCACGCCCTTGACCAGGACGCCGAGACCGCGCTTGCCGCGCTTCATCTTCTGCTTGAGGAACGAGGTCACCTGGTCGCCGGTGAACTGGAAGCCCTCCAGCTCGAACGGCAGGGACTCACCCTCGAAGAAGTCGGTCGGCATGGGCTCGCCGCCCTCGGACGGCGCCTGAAGCACCACGACGTCGCACTCGACCCACACGTAGGTCTTGCCGTCGTTGTTCTTGCTCGGCCGGGTGCCCTCGTCGTAGGGCTTCATCAGGAGCAGGCACCCCTCGATGTCCTCCATGCGGGCGAAGGAAGAGCCGGTCGCGAGGGCGATGTCGTCGACACCCTCGTCGAGGTCGTCGAAGTTCTCGGGCGCCTCGGTGGTCTTGTTGACCATGATGTGATCCTCCCGGATCGAGTTGAGCTGAGCTGAGTTGGGTTGGGAGGTGCTTGTCACTCGGTCGTCGGGCCGGGCGCCTGCCGCTCGTACTGCTCGGTGCGGCGCCCCGTTTCTGGCGGGAAGTCGGGCGCCCGGCCCTTCGACCTACTCGGTCTTACTTGGTGTGGTTAGAACCTACCATGCTTCGGGGGGTGATGCAACCCCGAGATCGGAAGGATCTTCAGAATCCCTTGCCCACCAACGAGTTGACGTGCTCGGACAGGCTGTTGCGGTACCGGTCGACGGCCGAGTCGACGAGGTACTCGGGGGTCTTGACGGGGTAGATCTTCACCTTGCCGGTCTCGATCGAGGCCGACACGAGCCCGCCCACGTCCGGCACGAGGTCGGCGTGCCAGTCGTGGGTTTCGCCGGTGCGCCAGTCGTGCGGGCGGCAGCGCGAGTACATCGCGAGCTGCGTCGCGTGCGTGATCCACTGCATCTTGCCCGTTTTCTTGTCGACCACGATCACCGCGCCGACGTCGAGACTGGCGGCGGCCGAGAACTTGGTCGCCTTGACCACGCGGGCGAGGTGGTCGACGGTGCCCGCGAGCCGCCGGGCGTAGTCCACGCCGAACCGCTCGTGTTCGAGCAGTTCGAGACCGCACCGTTCGAGCGCCTCGTAGAACGCCTTCGCCGTGATGTCGTACTGCGCCAGCGTCGGCCCGAAGGTGGGGTCGATGACCGGCGCGCCGGGCACGGTGAAGGCGTGCCACGCGGTACCGCGGCTGGCCGCCGACAGCGTTCCGCCCATCGGCACGTGCGTCTCGCCGGGCTTCACCTTGATCATCTCGTCGATGTCGATCCCGTCGTCGGCCGCCCTGATGAGCAGCTCATCCGTGATCGCGTCGATGCGCTTACCGTCCTTGTAGACGAGCCCGGCGAGCTCGGCCTGCAAGTCGGGGCGCCGCGCGAGCGCGAGCAGCGCCATCCGCTGCCGCCACAGCGACAGCCCGTGCGCTACGTCGTTCCACCCGGCCGCGGTGCTCACCCGGGCGAAGTGGCGGCGGCCGTCGGCCGACTGGCGCTTCTCGACCTTGCCGTCGGGCCAGGCTGCCGGGGCGAGCCCCCACGCCGGGTCGGGCAGCAGCATCGGGCGCCCCCACTGATCACGCGGAACGCCGAGCTCTTCGAGCGGGTCGTAGGGCTTGGCCGGGCGCGCCGGGGCTGCCTCGATGTCGTCGAAGTCGAGCGGGTCGTGCAGATCCACGGGCTCGAAGTCGCACTCGTACACCTCGGGGCCGATGTCCTTCGAGAGGTCGAGGGAGCTCATCGCGTACCGCCCTCGGGCCAGCCGAGAGCGGCCGACGACTTGGTGCCCACGGTGAACAGGTACGTCGTCGGCAGGTGGCGCGCCTCGAACTCGGTTCCGTCCTGGTCGGTGTCCGGTTCGTAGGCGATGAACAGCTCGCCCACGTTCGGGTCGTAGCTGATCCGGAAGTAGCCGGGATCGTCGCCGTCGGCGTAGTCGGCGCACCCTTCGGCGATCAGTTCGACCAATTTAGCGATGGGCATGGGGATCTTGCTCATGCTGCGTCTTCCTCCGATTCGGTGGACGGCGCCGGGTCCTCGGTCTTGCGACCCGGCTTGCCGGTCTTGCGGTGCTGCACGTTGGTGCCCGCCTCGTTGACGGGCAGGGCCGCCTCGACGAGCCACGGGTGATCCGGGTCGTTCTTCGACAGCCCCTTGAAGGTGACCTTCTCGGCCTCCACCTGCTCGCGCGACCTGCTGCCGGGCTTGAGCATCCGGATCAGCGCCTTGCCGTCGTCGCCGCGCCGGTAGAGCGTGCGTTCGAGGCTGGCCGCGCCCTTGTAGCCGAGCCGGTCGGCGATCTCGTCGATGGTGGCCCCGGGGTACTCGTCGAGGACCGCCGCCACGCGCTCAAGAAGCGGGACGCGGGCGGCGGCGGGTTTTCCCGGGGTGCCGGTGGCCGGGTCGAGGGCGGGGGTCTGCCCGGGGGACGCCTCGAAGTCCAGGCCGCCCCAGATGCCGAACGCCTGCCGGGTGTCCTCGGCCCACGACCGGCAGGTCGCCAGGACCGGGCAGCCGTAGCAGAGCATCATCGCCCGGTGCCGCTCGGCGGGCAGCGGGCTGAACCACAGCTCGGCGTCGTGAAGGCCCGAGGCGCAGGTGCCGCGCGAGCGCCAGTCGCGCTCGGCTTCCTCTGGTCGGGTGAAGGCCGTGCGCCGACGGATCGGCGGGCGGCCGGTGGGGGATGAGCGCCGGGCAGGGGTGCCCGTTGCCTCGGTCGGGTCGAGCTGTTCCGGTGGAGGCAACGGCACCCCTCGCGGCGGGGTTTCCGTCGTCATGCCCATCATGCTACTAGGTCCTGGTAGGACTGCGCAACAGGGTGGAGTAATGCGGCGGGTGTCCTAGTGGTGACGGTGCGGGGTCGCGGCGCGGCGGGACTCATGAAGGGCATGTAGCACGGCCGGGTCGCCCGGCGCTGCCAGATTCACCGGATCGTCGTCCGCGAGGGCGTGGAACAGGTGCAGGTGGGCCGCAAGGTGGTGCGGTGCCATCGTCCGAACGTCCGGGCAGTTCGCGGGTGCCGTCGGGTCGTCGAGGTCGCGCTCGGCCACCACGTGCGCCCCGAGCATCACCTGCACCAGGGCGCTGGCGAGCTGGCCCTGCGCCGCCTCGGACAGCCCGGCGACACGCTGCTCGGCGGCGGCCAGCTCGGGCGGGGCGACGTACAGCGTGTCGCCCGGCTGCAAGATCGTGACCATGTTCCCGGGCGGCGGCGAGCCGGTGCTCTCCTGCCCGCTACGGGCATTGCGCATCGTGATCCGGTCGCCGCTGCGCGCCAGCACCCACCACACCCCGGACTTGAGCCGGACCACCGCGCCGACCGGCACGTGCCGCCACTCGTGCAGGGCCGCCTCGGCGGGGCTCTTCTCGATCTTGTCGGTGACGCTCACAGCGGGTTCCTCCCGGCGGTGTCGGCGTGGTCGAGGTCGGCGAGGTCGTCCACCTCGAAGACGATCTCGGGCAGGGCGGCGAGGGCGTGCCGCTCGGCGTCGTCCCGGTAGGCCGCCGCGAGGCGCCCGGCGGCGCGCTCGGCCGCCTCGTCGGCGACGTCGGGCGTGCTCACGGGCGGCTCGGGCGGCTCGACGGTCCTCAGATCGGGCGTGTGCCCGGCCGGGCTCGCCAGCTCGAAGCACATCATCGACAGCCGGTCGTAGTGCTCGCCGAGGCGGCGCAGCCGGTGCAGGGACATCTCGGCCAGCGCGCGGCGGGCGCCGTCGGGGTCGTCGAGGTCGAGGTAGGCCACCGCACGGGCGGTGGGGTCGAGGAAGTCGCGGGGGTCGACGCGCTCGACCGGGCCGTCGGACGGCGGCGCGTCGTGCACAGGGTGGTGCATGTCGGACATCGGTGATCCTCTCGATCATGGTTCGGTGCGAGCGGCGGGGCGCGGGGGGATACTGCCGGGACCGCGACGTACCCGAGATCGAGATCATCGAGGTCACCCCCGTGACGCCCACCCTCGCCGGTGCTCTACCAGGTGCGGTACGATGCTACCAGCACCTAGTAGGACATGACTACGAGAGGGAGGGTGAGGGCGAGATGGCGACCTTCGAGGCGCAGCTTTCGGCGCAGATTTCGCAGGGGCAGAAGGACGAGATCGCCGCGCTGCTGGCCGAGGACCGGTCCAACGGCAAGACCAGCGAGGCGGACATCGTCCGGGCAGCTCTACGCGAGGGGCTGCCACGTCTGCGGCGCAAGTCGTCGGCGGACCGGCTGCGGCTGTACGCACAGATCAACCGGGGCGAGTAGAAACGCGAAAGCGGCGGGTCCGACGCCGCCGCTTCGCTTGGAACGAGAGGTATTCCGATGTCCCTCCACACTGTAACCGGCGACCCCGCATGAACGACAAGGGGAAGCTGTCAGCGACTACCAGCGGCGAGACGGCCGAGCAGCGCGGGCGCGACGTGCCCGAGGTCTACGGCGTCGCCGCCCCCGACTACTTCCGGGCCGGGTGGCAGCCGCTGCCCCTGCCGCCCGGTCAGAAGCACGCCCCGCCGTCCGGGTACACCGGTGCCGAGGGCAAGATGATCGGCTCGATCCAGACGATCAGGCAGTGGGCGAAGAACCCCCGGGTCGCGGCGGGCAACGTGGGGCTGCACCTGCTGCACCCGTTCGTCGGCATCGACGTGGACACCCACGGCGAGGGCGACGACGCCAAGGTCGGCGCCACCACCCTGGCGGCGGCCGAGGCCGACCTCGGCGCGCTGCCGCCGACCCTGATCTCGTCGGCGCGACCGGACCCGCTCGTGAGCGGCATCCGGATCTTCCGGCTGCCCGAGGGCACGCCCCGGCTCACCCCGGGCGCCGAGGGGCTGCTCACCGGCCGGTTCGGGCCGGACATCGACGTGATCTCGCAGGCGTACCGGTACATCGTCGTCGCGCCCTCGACCAACCCGGACGCGGGCGGCGCGCCCTACCGCTGGTACGTGCAGCACGAGGTGTACGAGGACGGCTCGGGCGGGCAGGTCGAGCCGCTCGACGGCGTGCCGGACTTCTCGGTGATCGCCACCCTGCCGCAGGCGTGGGCCGACCTGCTCACCTCGGACTCGCGCGCCGAGGCGACCGCGCTCGACCCGGCTCGTGCACAGGCTCGTGCACAGGCTGTGGAAAAGGCGCTCGGGTCGGCCCCGAGCGGCCCGTCGGCCGACCCGTTCGACCCGGACGACGCCGAGCTGCTCGACCTCGACATCGACGTCGCCGACGCGGCGACCCGGCTGTACTCCCGCGAGCGCGCCGAGGCCGAGGTCGCCGACCGGCTCGCCCTGGTGCGGGCGTCCCGGCGCGGCCGGATCAACCACACCCTGAAGGACGCGGTCACGTTCCTGTGGCACTTCGTGCCGCACTTCCTGACGCAGCAGCAGGCGGTCGACCTGCTGCTCGACGCGCAGCGCGACGCATGGGTGCGCTCGGGCGGCAAGGACGACGGCGACTACTCGGGCGCCATGCAGACGATCAACCACACGGTGAACACCTACATCCCGACGCAGATCAAGTTCGGGCAGTGGTGGGTCGCGGTGCCCGACGAGGACGACGAGGGGAACGAGGGGGAAACCGAGGGAAAAGCGCAGGTCGGGGCGCCGGTCGAGGCGGACCCCGACGAGGACGACCCGACCGAGATCGACGAGTGGGACGGGCCGAGCGCCTCGCGCAGCAGTTCGGCGGGCTCGGCGCCGTCGGCCGCGTCGTCTGGTCGGGACGACGTGAGCGAGGCTGACCGGGCCGACATCGAGGCGACCGCCCGCCTGCGCGAGCAGCGGCGCGCCGAGAAGGCCGCCAAGGTCGAGGCCGAGCAGCTCGCGCAGATGCTCACCGCCGAGCGGATGCGCCGCAAGGCCAAGGCCATGATCGACGAGGAGGAAGCGAACCGGCAGGCCGACGAGGCGGCCGTCGCCGCCCTCATGAGCGAGTTCATCACGGCGGCCGACCTCGACGAGATCCCCCCGCCCGAGTGGCTGGTCGGCGGCGACCCGCACGACGCCAACCTGAAGGGCGCCGGACTGTTCTACCGCGAGACCGTCGCCCGGGTGGTCGGCGCGGGCGGCACCTACAAGACCTTCATGATGCTGTCGATCGCTTCGATGGTGGCCCGGGGGCTGCCGTGGTTCGGGTTCTCCACCCGGCCCGGCCCGGTGGTCTACGTGATGGCCGAGTCCAAGAGCGGCGCCGCGCAGCGGGTGCGGGCGTTCGAGAAGCTCTACGGGCTGCACCCCACCCGGGACCTGCACGTGATCACCCGGCCGGTGCACATGACCGGCCCGGAGTGGCCCGCGTTCGTGGCCGCCTGCAAGCAGCTCGGCGCGGTCATGATCGTGCTCGACACGCAGGCGAAGATGACCACGGGACTCGAAGAGAACAGCGCGACCGACACCGGCAAGTGGGTGGCCGCCGCCGAGCGGCTGCGCCGCGAGACCGAGGCGTGCGTCGTCCTGGTGCACCACACCGGGCACGGCAACAGCGGGCGCGGGCGGGGCAGCTCGGCCGCGTACGCGGGCATCGACACCGAGGTGATGGTCGAACCGGACGGCGAGCGGGTGCTCAAGTACAAGGTCGTCCGGCAGAAGGAGACCTCGACCGGGCAGACCGGCCGGTTGCAGATGGTCGACTCGGGCGAGTCCATCGCGGTGGCCCTGGTGGACGCCGAGACCGAGACCCGCGAGCAGCGGGCCAAGGCGATGGCGGCCAGCCTCGACATGACCGCGCTGGCGGCCGACAACCGGCGCGACGGGATCGCCCGGGTGCTGGCCGGGGTGTTCTCGGGCGGGCTCGGCGCGACCAAGGCCGAGCTGATCGCCACGTACAACGAGAAGCTGCGCGACCTCGGCAAGCTCGAAGCGGGCAAGACGGCCGCCAAGACGCCGATCTACAAGGCGCTGACCGAGCTTCAGCGCGACGGGCACTTCGAGTACAACCCGAAGCTGTCCGCCCGGTTCGTGCTCTCCCGCGAGGGCTGCAAGGCCATCGGCGAGGACTACGTGCCGCCCGCGTGGGCCGCCGAGGACGACGACGACCTCGGGGTCGGCGAGAGCGTCGGCGGGGCTGGTGTGGACCCGGCGGACGCCCTGCGGGGGGCCATCGGCTCGGGCGGCACGCCCCCGTGGGACGACGAGGACGACATCGAGTTCGACTGAGGAACCGAGGGGAAAACCGCAGGTCAGAGGTAGGGGAAAAGATCAACAGCCCCGTGACCTGCGGTTTTCCCCTTTTCAAGATCGCTAAGAGCCCGAAAGGGAAAGAAGGGGAATCGGACATGTCGGGCGAGGGGAAAACAGGGGAACGCCCTGACCTGCGGTTTTCCCCTACTTTCCCCTTGTTTCCCCCCCCCCGGGGAAAGAGGGGGAAGACCCCCCGGGGGCCGTAGGCCCGGGGGTTTCCCCTTCCCCCACCGGTCCGAGTGCGGGTACTTCCTCAAGATCACAGAACTACTCAAGCCGGCGTGGTAATGTATAGGGTGCAGTAAGTCCGACGAGAGGGAGATCATCCGATGTTGTTCACCGAATGGCTCGGCAAGCAGACCGACCGGCCCGACCCGATCGGGGACGTCGCCAGGGACATGGCCCACGACATCGAGGCGGGGTGCTTCCCGGGCGAGCCGACCGGGTGGCCGGATGCCGTGGCGCACGTCGTGGTCGAGCATGCCCCGGTCGACGCGGCGTTCGACGCGCTGTGGAGCGCGGTCACCGAGCACGTGGCGGGGCTCGACGGCCCCGGGCGGCTCGCCGAGCACGCGACCACGTGGACGGTGCTCGCCGAGTCGAGCCCGCTCGCCGTCCTGGTCTCGACCTCGATCAACCGGGCCGCCGAGGTGACCGGGCTGGCCGACGCCCTGCGGCGCGACCGGCCCTGACCGAACTTCTGCCCGTCCGGGCCGGAACGCCGCCACCAGCGCCCCGTAGCGGCCCGGACGGGCACCAGGACCCCCGAAGATTCATAACAGTGTCAGAACGTTGTGATAGCCTTTTAATCATGAACGCCGCGACCTCCATCCCCCCGCCGCCCCGAGGCAACGGCAACGCTCCCTGGGCCAAGATCAAGTGCGTGTGGCGCGAGACGCCCTGCGGCGAGGACGGCGGGGCGCGCAACCTCTGCCGCGAGCACTACCAGCGGGCGTACTACACGAGGGTGATCGACCAGTACCCGCCGAGGGTGGCCCCGCCCAAACCCGTGGGCCGGTGGTCCAAGCCGGACGGCTACGTGATGTGTCGCCTCGTCGAGGACGGCCCGCTGTTGGTCGAGCACCGGCTCGTGATGGAACGCAAGCTCGGGCGCGAGCTGCTGCCCGGCGAGAACGTGCACCACATCAACGGAGTGAGGCACGACAACCGGCCCGAGAACCTCGAACTGTGGCTCATCCCGCAACCCGCAGGGCAGCGCCGTGGCCAGCGCGCATCGCATTGTCCCGGGTGTCGGTGCGCCGAGCTTGCTTGACCTTGCTTGACGCCGTGGCGCACAGGGCCGCAGAGAGGCATGATCGACATGGACCGTCCCGAGTACCCACCCTCGGTGCCGCCCGCCTGCTCGGTCTGCGGCGCGGCGCTGGTCGGCCGGTCCTGCCCGGCCGCGCGCCGTCCCGGCGAGGTCACCCTCGCGGCGATGGCCGCCCTAGTGAGGCTGGTCACGGGCCGCCCCATGCTGCACCCCCTGTTGCAAGACCTGGTAGGTGCTGGTAGGATCGAGCCATGACCGTGACCACCGACCGCCGCACCGGCGGCATCCGTCTTCGCCCCTACCAGACCGAGTGCGTCGATGTCTTGATCGACCACCTGCACCGACCCCGCCCCGAGGGCGCCATTGGTGACCATCCGCACGTCGCGGCCGTGCTGCCGACCGGAGCGGGCAAGACCGTGATCTTCTCGGCGCTCGGCGACGCCTGGCACGCCCGCCACCCCGGCACCCGGGTGATGATCCTCGCCCACCGGGATGAGCTGGTCTCGCAGGCGGTCGCCAAGTACCGCAACGTCGTGCCGGACGCCAAGATCGGCGTGATCAAGGCCGAGCGGCACGAGGTGCGCGGCGTCGAGGTGATCGTCGCCTCGGTGCAGTCGCTCAACGCCCGCCGCCGCGAGCGCACCCCCAAGCCGCACCTGCTGGTGATCGACGAGGCGCACCACAGCACGGCCAAGAGCTACCGCGACATCATCGCGTGGGCGAACTGCCCGGTCGTCGGGGTCACTGCGACGATGAGCCGGACCGACGGCAAGGCGCTCGGCCGGATCGGCGGCGGGGTGTTCGACGAGATCGTGTACCAGAAGTCGATCCTGTGGATGATCCGGCAGGGCTACCTGTGCGACGTCAAGGGTCAGCGCGTCGTCGTGGACGACCTCGACCTGACCGGGATGCGCAAGGTCGGCGGCGACTACTCCGACGGCGCGGTGTCCGAGCGGCTGCTCGGGTCGAGCGCGCCCGAGGCGGTCGCCAAGGCGGTGGCCGAGTACAGCGGCGGGCAGCCCGGCGTGATCTTCGCCCCGACGGTGGAGAGCGCGCAGGCGTTCACCGAGGCGATGCGCGCGGCCGGGTTCTCCTGCGAGACGGTGTGGGGCGCGATGCCGCTCGACCGGGACGTCACCAGCCCGCTCGGGGTGGTGGAGCAGAAGAGCCGCCGCCGGGTGCTGCGCGAGTTCAACCAGGGCAAGATCGACTGGCTGAGCAACTGCATGGTGCTCACCGAGGGGTTCGACGCCCCGCGCGCCAAGGTCGCCGTGATCGCCCGCGCCACGCAGTCCAGCAGCCTCTACGTGCAGATGGTCGGCCGCGTGCTGCGCCCGTTCCCCGGCTCGACGCACGCCCTGGTCCTCGACGTCGTGGGCGCCACCGCGCAGCACGAGCTTGCCACGCTGGCCGTGCTCGGCGGCGACAAGCCCAAGGACACCCAGGGCAAGACCCTGCTCGACCTGTACGGCGCGCCGTGCGACGTCTGCATGATCCCCGCCGACGAGTGCCTGTGGCGCGACGGCGAGGCGTGCTGCGAGGACTGCTCGCACCGTCCGGTCGAGGTCGACCGCGAGCCGGTCGAGATCCCGAACGCGATCAAGGCGGTCGAGGCCGACCTGTTCGCCGGGTCGCGCCAGCAGTGGTTGCAGACCTACGCGGGGTACTGGTTCATTCCGGCCGGTGACCGGGTGATCGCCATCGCGCCCCGGCCCGACGACGGCTACGACGTGATCTGGGCGTGGCAGGACAAGCGCGGCGGCGACTTCCTCGTGCGGTGCGTGCCCGACCTCGGCTATGCGATGGCGCAGGGCGAGGCGTCGATCACCGTGCAGGAAGAGGTGCTCGCGCGCAAGGCGGGCCAGTGGCGCAAGCGCCGGGCCACGCAGAAGCAGATCGACTACGCCAAGCGGCTGGGCTGCTACACCGCCGGGATGGAGAACGCCCGCTCAGGCGAGGTGGCCGACGCGATCAGCATCCGAAAGGCGTCGGCTCGGGTCGACAAGATGATCACCAAGCGGCTGGAAGGGGCGGCGTGATGGCGAGCCGAGGGCGCGAGCTGACCCGGCGTCGGCACGCCAAGCACTGCGAGCGCAAGACCCGCTACGAGACCGAGCGGGCCGCCCGCGCCGACATGCGCGGGATCGTCGGCACCGGCGGGGCGCAGATCGGCTCGCTGAACGTGTACCGGTGCGTGGTCTGCAAGGGCTACCACATCGGGCACACCCCGACGCAGCGGCGGGCCGATCCCGCCTGATCAGCGGTGCTACACCCCCTTGTGCAGATGCTCAAGGGGGTGTAGCATGTTCCCATGCAGACCTCGAAGACCTTCACCACCCCGAGCGGCGCCAGGGTGAGCACCCGTGCGAACAAGCTCTACGCCGTCGTGGGCGTCGTCCGGACCCCGGACGGCCCGAGGGCGAGCGTGATCATGCGGACCGACTTCCTCGACAAGGCCACCGGCCGTCAGCGGTCCGAGGTGGGCCGGATGTCCTGCCCGTTCGCCGCCGTGCACGTCTTCCGCAAGGCCGACGGCGCCCGGCTGGTCGGCGGGGCATGGGTGGTCTCGTGAGCCTCGTCACCGAGCTGGCCGCGCTGCTGCACTCGATGCGCTGCCAATCGCTGTGGTGGTCGGCCGACTGCCGCGAGCCGGACGGCGGCCGTCACGCCCGCGCCACGTGGCGCCCCGCCGTGCGGGCCGCGCTCGCCGACGACGACCCCGCGCTCGCCGTGCACGACCTGGTGTGCGACGTCCACCTCGACCCCTGCCACGAGTGCCCGAACCGCGAACGGCACGCCGCGCTGCTGGCGCGGGCGTTCGACATCCCCAGGAAGGCAACGCCATGACCGACGTCCCCAAGCAGTTCCCCTACGGCGGCGGCCCGGCCCGCTACGTGAACCCCCGGCTCGCCGCCGCCCGGGGCGTCGAGGTCGCCGACCTGCCCGGCGAGGCGCCGGTCTACATCGAGCCCGCATTCGACGAGGCGGTCGACGACGGCTCGCCCGTCGTGGTGGCCGACCCCGGCGCGGACGCCGACGACCTGTTCGACCTCGACTTCGACGCCGGGTTCGTCGGCGCCCCGGCGCACGCCGACCGGGCCGCGCCCGAGCATGTCGGGATCAGTGCCGCCGCCCACCTCCAGCAGGACGTGTTCGCCTACATGGGCTGGGAGTGCGACTGCAAGGCCACCGCCAAGACCGGCATCCCGCCGCGCCACTACCAGCAGTACGACCCGGCCCTGCGCGAGGCGGGCACCGAGTGGCCCTACCGGATCATGGTCGCCCCGGGCCGGGGCGAGATCAAGCAGGGCAAGGGCGAGGGCAACGTCGTCGAGGACGACGCCGAGGGCGCCGAGAAGCTGCCCGCCGTCGAGTGCCCGACCTGGCGCCGGACGGTGCGCGAGTGGGTGCGCCCCGAGCGGGACTGGTCCAAGGGCAAGCACGGGATCAAGCCGCCCCCGGCGCCCGAGCCCGAGCCGGTGCCGGTCACCCATCCGGCCGGGCCGCTCGGCGAGCCGGTGCCCATCACCGTGGCCGACCTGCCGCCGCGCTGCACGGCCAAGGCGCTGATGCTGCGCGCGGACACCGCCCACCAGGTCAGCGGGCGCCGGGTGGACGACGGGCCGGTGGTGACCCGCATCCGGCTGCACGGGCGCACCGAGTCCGGCGCGGTGTGGGTCGCCTACTGGACCGAGGGCAAGTTCGACGGCGCAAGGGTCAATGGGGTGCTGTTCAACCTCGCCGAGCTTCGGGCCTACTTGAAGGGATGACCTCCACAGCGCAGTGATCATGAAGGGTCAGCCGCGATGACCTCGAAGCAACGCCACCCCGAGCGCCCCCACGTCCGCGTGCCCCGCCAGCGCGCAGGCGTGGGGGCGCTGTCCGCGTTCCGCCCGCGCGAGCTGTTCGGGCTGCACCTGCCCGACCGGCTGCCGTGCGGGCACTGCGGCACGCAGTTGATCGCCTTCATCTGCTGGGACACCGAGATCGAGCGGCTGGCCTGCATCCGCTGCGCCGCCGCGCTGCACCGGCTCGACCCGACCCGGTTCCTCGCCGTCGGCACCGACGCGAGGGGGCGGGTCGAGGGGATGGGCTTCCTGGTCGCGGCCGACGCCATCGCGGTGCTGGTGCGCAACGGGGCGCGGATTCTCTAACACGTCCCGTGCATCTGCACGTGCAGGCACATACGACCTGGTCATGCCGATTGTCAAGGGACGACCGACATTCACGTCTCGACGCGGTAACAATTCAGGCATACCGTGGTCGATGGACCACGCGCGAGCGAGTGGAGGCGCGGACGCTGGTCCCGGCCGGGGCAGGCAGTCCACCGCCCCGCGTGCGCTCGGACTCGGGGTCAGCGTCGCGGCGGCTGAAGAGCTTCGAGGGCACACGCAGAACGGCCCCTCTTCCCTGACGGGATGAGGGGCCGTTCCGTTGCGCCGCCGTGGGGGGTGCGGCGGGCGCGGACGCCGGGATGCGGGGGGCTACCCGGCGTCGTCGGTGTGTTCCTTCGTGATGTTGCCGATCGTGGTCTGCGAGACGCCGAGGATCTTGGCGAGCCGGTACTTGGTCACACGGTACTTGCCGTGCAGACCGAGCACGTCCGCGCGCCGCGTAGTGATCAGGGCGTCGACCTCTTCCTGCTTCCGGTTGATGCGCTTCTGTGTGGCGATCATCCGGTCGAGCATGGCCTGCCCCTCGGCGTCGAGGCCGAGCTGCCGAACGAGCGCGTCCTGCGCCGACTGCGCGGTCATCCGCGTGCCTTTCCTTCTGTGGTCGTGACGGTGGCGATCTTGCCCGACCCGCCGCGTGCGCCATACAGCCACAGCAGCGCGGCGTCGACCACGGCGAACACCTCGGCCAGCCAGCCGAGGACGCCGTAGCCGGACAGCAGCAGCGCGATGGCCGACCCCTGGAAGGTCAGCCAGCCGAGCAGTGCGGCCACGACGACGAGTCTCATGGCTCAACCATAGGCGCCACCCCCTTGAGTATGCAAGCCCCTGTAGCGTACGGTGTCAGTAGCACCTACCAGTTGTTCCCGACGCACCGGGGGAGATCCCATGCTGACCACCGACCTGTTGGCCTACCCGCTCGCCGCTGCGGCCGGGTTCGTCGCCGCTCAGGCGCCGAACACCGCGCGGCTCTACTGGCGGTTCATCGCGCTGCCCACCGGCGTGATCGGAACCGCCGCGATCCTGACCCACGACGAACCGCTGTTCGCCCTCGTCGTGCACCTGTGGCTCGCCGCCAGCCTCGGCGCCGTCCTCGGCCTGTTCGTCGAGTTCGGCGGCGGCTGGTGGCGGCGCGGCCGGGACGACGACGGAACGCCCGGCCCGTGGGGGCCGGACCCCGAGGACCACAAGCCGAGCGCCGAGCCGGTCGTGCACGAGGTGCCGACCTCGATCACCCGCGACGGCGCCGACCTCGACCTGTGGGCCGACTTCGAGGCGGCACCGCCCGCCCCGGCCGAGCCCGACCGGATGCTGCCGGTCGACACCCGCGAGGGTGCCGCCCTGCGCGCCGGGCGACTGCGGGGGCGGCGGGCGCGATGAGGTTCTACAAGGCCACGGTCCGGCGCCTCGTCGAGGTGCCGGGCCTGGTCGCCCTCGGGCACTACGCGGGCTGGCCCTGCGCCGTGCTGGCGCTCGCCATGCGGGTGGCGGCCGTGCTGTGGGGCTACGCCGCCTGCTACGCCGTCGGCGCCGCGCTGCTGCCCTTCCTGGTCGCGCTGCTGGCGCACGGCTCGGGCATCTGCACCCGGGGCGGCTGCGCCGTGCTGATGAGCGCCACGCCCACCGAGGCGGCGGCGCGCTACCGCTGGTGGCTGCACCACGTGCACCACCAGCTCACGAGCAAGGTCACGTGGTCGATCCTCGCCGCGTGGTTCGTGCTCACCTTCGTGATCGTGAACCCGATCGCCTCGGGCGTGCCCGTGGTCGCGCTGCTCGCGGTCGAGCTGCGCGCCATCCGGCTGCACTCGCGCCTGCGGCCGTGGTGCCGCTGGTGCAACGGGCGCGGCAAGGACGACGAGGACCCGATCGGCCCTCCGCCGCCCGGCGGCCTGGCCGTGCCGGTGCCCGCCGACCACCGGATCGAAAGGATCAAGGAACATGCACACTGACCCGGACGGGATCGTGCACCCCGTCACGCTCAAGGCCGAGGTCGAGTCGGCCGACGTGCACTACGCCGCCTGCGACGCCTGCGGGGCGCGCTGGGCCGGGCCGTTCACCACCCCCGCGATGGCGGCCCGGGTCGCCGAGCTGGCGAACGCCGACGCGCTCTACGACCTGCCCGGCCGGTGCCGGGTCGGCGCGGGCGGGCCGTGCTGCAAGAACGGCGTGCCGGTCGAGGCGCCGGTGCCCGGAGCGGCCCGGCTCGCCGACGACCAGGACGCCCCGCCGCTGCACACGCAGGTGCTCGACGTCGCGCTCGGGCTCGGCAAGGGCGCGGTGCTGGTCGCCTTCCTGCTCTACACCACGGTGCGCGGGCTGGTCGGGTTCGTCCTCGGCACCGCCCGGTTCCTGGTCCGGCTCGGCTGGTGGTCCCTGGCGATCGTCGTCGCGGTCGCCGTGATGGGCCACGCGGTCGGCTCGGTGATGCCCGCGCCGGGCACCCTGGCGCCGCTCGTGCTCGGCGGGCTCGCGCTGGTGGCGATGTCGGTCCTGGTCGCCGTGCTCGGCCGCCGGGTGCTGGCCGACCTGCGGGCACCGGCCGCCGCGCCGAACTACTCAACCCCCTTGACTACGCAACCGGGTGGCGCTACCGTGGAACACGTCAGCACGACCCCGGCTGACGGCAAGCCCCAAGGGGTGACGGGGGGCGCCGCAGGTACGCGGCAACCGTGACCGGCCCGGCACGGACCAACACCGGGCCACCGAAGGGAGATCCAATGCCAGCAGCAGCCAGGCCGAGCAAGGCGGCGGCGCCCGCGCCGGTCGCGCCCGCCGAGATCACCGTGCCGGTGCTCGGCGAGCTGGTGGCCTACCAGAACCGGCAGGCCGACTTCGACGCCTTCCGGGCCATCGGCGGCCGGGCGGTCGCCACCTGGTCGGCCACCAAGCAGGCGGGCACCACGCTGGCGACCGCCGCCGGGCTGAACGCCGTCGAGATGTGGGCGCTGGTCGAGGACGGCTCGCCGTTCGTCGTCCTGGCCCGTTTCACCCGCAAGAGTCGTGGCACCGTCGCGCACGCCGAGATCGTCGGCGCGGCGAGGACCGTTCCGGCGCCGGACACTGACGAGGTGACCGACGCCGCGAGCACCACGAGCACCGACTGAGCACGACCGACCCCGGGGCGACCGCCGCGAGCACCGCGCCCCGGGGTCGGGCTTCTGCACCCCGAGTCCGAGAGAAGTGATCACGATGTCCGACGTCACCGTCGTGCCGAACACCTCCACCCTCACCCCGCTGCACTCGGCGATGACCCACGACCCGCTGACCGGGTTCCGGGCGCGCCACGACTGCCCCGACGGCGGCCAGTGGATCGGCGCCCCCCGCCCGAGCGAGTTCGAGGCGTGGGGCGACGCGGCCAGCCACGAGGCGGCCTGCCGCCACCGCCAGCACCGGACCGTTCCGGCGCGCCTGCCGCGCGTCACCGCCCGGGGCGGCTACTACAACATCCCGGCAGGTGAGCCGTGCGAGTGATCCTGCTCAGCCCCGAGGAAGCACTCGACGTGCTCGACGCCGTGCGCGACGCCACCGAGCGCGGGCTGTCCGTGCGGGTTGCGGACGACGAGGGCTCGTTCAAGGTCAAGATCGGCTACGGCGCCTGGTCGCCGCCCCTCGGCGTGGTCGAGGTGGATGACTGATGCGCTGCCGCGACTGCGAGTTCGAGCTGCCCGACGACTTCCCTCTCGTGGCGACGGTGGACGCCACCACGGCCCGGGTCGAGGTGGCGCTGTGCGCGCCCTGCGCCCGCGCCGACGAGGCCCGGGTGACCGGGCGCACCGTCGAGGCGCGCACGGGCGTGATGACCCCGTGAGCGACATCCCGCCGCCCTCGCGCTACCTCGACGGCCCCGACCGGCCGGGCATGTTCCCGACGTGGAGTGAGGCGCTCGCCGCACTGACGGCGTGGGCCGTGCTGTCCGTGGCGATCGTCGGTACGGTGATCGGTCTCGGCTGGCTGGCCCTCCACCTGGTCACCTGAGCTGCCGCGCTCGTGCGCCTGGCCGGGGTGCACGAGCGCGGCGACACCCCGACACTCCACCCCCTTGCGCAGATGCTCAAGGGGGTGTAGTGTTGCTACCAGCACCGAACAGGAAAGGAGGGCAACCACCATGGACCTGCCCGACATCACCCCGCGCATCGTGGCGCCGGACGTGGTGATGCTCCCCCGGGGCTTCATCCTTGGTCCGCTCGAAGGGATCGGACCGCTCGCGCTGATCTTGTCGGTGAGGGAAGACACCGGCCAGCGCGTGACGACGTTCATCGCCGCCGAGATCCTGCACCCGCTCATCGAGACGGACGCGGACGGCGGCGAGGGGCTCGACCTGACGCAGGTCGACCCCGACCTGTTCTGCCGGGCGACGGTCGTCGGCTGGCCGGACGAGTGGGCACCGGGCGGACCCGGCCAGGTGCTCGCCAACGGGATGGCGGCGGCGCTGCTCGCCGGTACCCCGTGGCACCAGGTGCGGGCGAGGGCCGAGCGCCTCGCTGCACTCAGCACGGCATCGCTCAACTGATCACCCGCGCCCGGCGACCGCCGGGCGGTCACGCAAGGCCACCGGAAAGCGAGAACAGCATCATGACCGAGCAGTCCACCACCGTGGCGACCCGGACCCCGGACGCCACCGAGGGCAGCATCGTCGACACCACCTACTCGATCAAGGCCGACGGGTACATCACCACGGCCGCCGACCCCGGCTTCCGCTACGGGCAGACCGTCACCGGCACGTTCGAGGGCCGGGTCAGCGGCACCGGCATCAGCCGCCGGTGGGATAACAAGGCCGCCCGCGACTACACCCTGACGATCGACTCGATCGCGGTCGACGGCGAGCCCGGCGCTCCCGACGGCATCGCGGCCGACGAGGTGGTCGTCTCCCTCGACGGCCGGTTCGAGCTGCCGACCGACCCCGCCTACACCTACGGGCAGACCCTCGCCGGGACCTTCACCGGCCGCATCGACGGCGAGAGCGTCCGGGCGGGCTACAACAAGACGACCCGGGTCTACCGGGTCAGCGTCACCGAGCTGGTCGGCGAGGGCATCGACGCCTCGTTCATCCGGCCCGAGTCGGTCACCGACGCGGCCGACGACGCACTCGCCAAGCTCGACCAGCTCGCCAAGGCCGTGATCCGGGTGCCCGCGCCCGAGCCGGTCGAGACCAGCCGGGTGCGCCGGGCGTGGAAGTCCTTCCGGCGCGGCCCGTTCGGCTGGGTGCCGATGTGGTTCGGCTTCATCGCGCTGTGGGTCGGCATCACCTTGACCCTGCGCGCGGTGGCGCTGGTCCTCGGCTGACCGCTCACCGATCCGGGCACTACACCCCCTTGAGTGAATGCTCAAGGGGGTGTAGTGTTTCTACTGACCGCGACGCCCCCGAGTCCGACGAGGTGACCCCGATGCACGAACTGCCCCGTCGCGCGGCTCGAAAGCCGCACGACGTCCTGAAGAGCCGCGCGCTGGCGCGCTGGCTGAACGAGCACGACCCCACCGACGACCCGGTGGGCTGGCAGATCAGCGACACCGGCACGGTGTGGACCGAGGCGGTGGCCTTCCCGGGCCGCTCGGTCGAGCACCGGGCGCAGGTGATCGCCATCGAGCCCGGCTTCTACCTGCTCGCCGTCCCGCTGTGCGACGTCGAGGGGCTCTACACCCCGCAGGACGTCACCACGCTGGCCGCCGCCAGCGCCTACCTCGAAGGAAGGAACACCCCGTGACCGGGTTCGACCACATCGACCGCCCCGCCGGGCAGGTGAGCCGGTTCGAGCACGACGTGCGCCGCGCGCTCGCCGCGCTGATCGACGGCGGCACCGTCGCCGA